GTCGCGCAACCAACTGCGGAAGTTCCTAATCGACCGCCCCCCTTCAGCGAAACGCGCGCGCTTCGAGCGACGCTCACGCGCGACCCAGCATCTCCACCGCGAATCGGAGCACGCTAAGGGCGTAGTTTTGCCCCCAAGCTTTCGCCCGACATCGACACCCATGGTCAAGTCAACCTTAGTGATCGCTTTTCCTCGGGCACAGGCACCTGCGCACGATGCGCGCTCTTAGCGCCACGCTTCTTGTTGCACGTCTCACAGGCAGGCACGAGATTGGAGACGTCGTCTGTTCCTCCCGAGACAACGGGGACCAAGTGGTCAGCGGTAGTGGCAAGCGCTACCTTGCACCAAAAGCAAAGCGGGTTATTTGCCAGGATCGTCTCACGCGCTTTCCGGTACTGCGCTAATGATCGCGGGTCTGACTTCGTGGGTTGACATACGCTGCAAGGAGTACGCTCGCTGACACGACCACAGCGAGTACAGGTTATGAGGCGGGTCATTCATCCTCCGGTTGCTTAGCGATTGCAATTAGGGCATGCGCTATTGCTACCTGGATATGCTTCTCAGCATGCTGCTCCTCCCACGTTACTGAACCGTCGTCGTTCATAATCGCTGCTTCGCTGACGAAGTATTCTGCTGATGAGATATGTTGCTTGACGTTCACTTGACCTCGCTTCGCTCGCTTCGCTCGCTTCGCTCGCTTCGCTTATAACCTTCGCTTCTTCCTGCGCCCCCAAAAATAATCAATACAGAATACATACATAGGCCCCTAAACTCGTACATGTGCGCGATGGCAAAAGTTAGGTGTGTAAATATGTATTTGTATTGGATTTCCGACCTCTACACTAGGATTTGCTTTACCGCCTGTTATTGCGCCTTTTGCAGGGGTAACCCAACACCGAAGAACCCGCGATCCTGTTTTCCGTCAATACTCGGTTGACCTTCCCGGACACCTGTGTCCTCGGTCGACGCCTTGAACGCTGAACGAAAAGCACTGGATAACATGGGACGTTGAACCCCATGCATACTGCACCAGGACAAATAAGCTTGGTGTAGCGCTGCCCGGTGCACTTTCTGCCGGTCGCCAAACACGAGTTCAGACACGAAACCTTCAAGAGGGTCAGTTTCCTCCTGCATCGTCATAACCTGTTCAGTCACAACACCGGGCACCTCGATGATGCGGCCTTTGCTCCCATATTCCCTCCACCAGCGAACCGCACCTTCAACAACCCACCGCAAAATACCAGGTCCATGCTCCTCGGTTGCAAGGCGATACCGCATTGTGGGGTTCACACGGATGACCCGGTGCTCAAACGGGAGGATTTTGACCCGTCGCCAAAAACCATCCCGCTTTGTTGCCCCAGGCACACGCGGAAAGTGATTCGCCGCAAAAAACAGGGTCCACTGAGGTTTGAACACGATCGGCGCTTTGGCGTAGGGCATGCGTGCGCTAATGGTGTCCTGTCCAGTGAGGCGGTTGAGGACTGAGGTCGAAAACCGGGAGCCTTGAGCGATCTCAGTCGATGTGACAAGACGAGCATGACGAAGTGCCGCGAGATCCGCACGATGCGACACACCCATGGTCGCTTGCGACATCATAAACGTCTCAGGATCAGCAGCAGTCGCGTATCCGCCAAGTGCGTGACTGACTGCCTCAAGAACCGTTGTCTTGCCCGTTCCTCCAGGACCGTGGAAATAGAAGAACGCATCCTCACGCGTATCACCGGTCGCTGCATACCCAAACGCGAGTTGAAGGAAGTCGATCAGGTCGTCATCCGACGAACACGCAGCATCGACAACTTCGTCCCATAAATCGGAGGTAGCGTCCTTGTAATACGCAAAACTAGTGGTTCGAGTGATGTAATCCTCCCGATGTTGCTCACGCGGTTCGCCAGTACGAAGATCAACGGTACAGTTGGTGCAATTGAGGAGCATGCGCTCAGTATCGAAGATCGAATCCTTGCATTTGATGTCCGTCAGCGCTGCCGCTTCTCTGATGATGTTTGAGATTGCGCCTGTTCGCTGGATCGCCTCAGCTTCCTTACGCTTCGACGTTGCTGCTTCACCTTCACTAAGCAACGCCTGCGCATGCTCAACACGCCCCATCTCGTGAACTTGTTCTCGTACGTCGTCCTCAGCGATTGATTGCCATGCTGACGAATCCCACGTGTACCACGACTGCTGCGTATGTTTGAGATTTCCCCGGGCAAATGCACGAAGGCGGTACGCTCGACCCACGTCCGTTGACAATCCCGCTCCTTGTGGGATCTCAAGCGATTTACTCGGTTGCTTGTTGTATTCGTCAGCGACAAGGCGATGAACTTGATTCTCTGTCCACGGTTCGCCTGCCCACTCACACTTTGAGATCGCGTCCCAGATCAGCGCTGCTGCTTCCTCCGGTTTCACCCGAATTCCCCACAACGCACGCGCCGCCTTACACGCCATTGCTCGTTGACCGCCAGCAGGCGTGCCACCGTTGCGCAGGAATTCCCGAACTGCTCCTGAAGGCGGTATTCCAGTAGGTTCGCCTGTTGCTGCCCCGAAAAGAACATCCTGCTCAACTACCCCGGGTGCTAACGACACAAGCCAAGCAGGCATGATCACTGCATCGTCAATCGGGGTGACGAACTCGTACTGAACTCCTGACTTGTGCATCGACGGAGTTACAACAGCATAAACCGATGATGTCGCGAGCAAGTCAACGCCTGGATACCCAGGTAGCGGTTTCTTCGTGTTGACCTCGACACCTGGGGGAATCAAGAACCAATAATGCAACCCTCGATTCCCGTTCTTGTCCTCTCCTGTTTCCTCAACCCACGTATCCGGCAGACGTTCGTGATCACGGATCATCGCCTCGAAGGATTCGAGACCTTTGTTCTTCGGGTCAACATCGAGACACGCCCAACCGTCACCACAAACAGCGCCGATATTGTAACCGCGGTACTTGCCTTTCTCGCCAAACCACCTCTCGATCTGCTGACGGTTCTGAGTCGCTTGGTTGTGACCTCCTGCTCCGTTCGCTGGATGCTTGCCAACACTGGCGCACGACTTCGCGCCACATGAGCATCCGCCTTCAGTAGGAAACTCGATCGGGAATACAGAGAAACCTTTGTCCACGTACTCGTTGGCTGCTTCATACACCTGCTTAGACGCCGTGTCCAACTTGCCTCCTTGTCGGGTTGAGGGGCGTGCAACGTATCACAAAATTACGTGTCTAATCGTGGGTTGTGTGCGTAAGTCACATGCCTAAATGTGTCCTAGGTGTGTCCTATTTCCCACGCTCGCGCGGGCGTCATATCCGCAGGATTCGCGAGACCCCTAAAAACCGCGGTACCGCCTGTGAGGTCATCTAAGGCCCGCTAAGCGGTTTGACCCCCGGAGAGGTAGGTTAGGTCCTAAAAGAAATCTTTGAGCTTCTTCCCTGCAAATCCCAATAAACAGTTTCTTGAGGCAGAGAAAAACTGTGCATCATTTTCCCCCGCTCAAAACCGAGCAAATCTGCGATACGATCACGACGACAGACGCCCATATACAACCGGAGATCGAGGCAAGTATGACCACTGTCCTATTCGGGAAACAGGCGCGAAAAATTGAGCCCGTGTACCTCGAAGTCGCTGAGGTCAAACCCACAGAGTGCGGCAAGCGTTGGCTTGAGCGATTCGCTGAAACCCAACAGCGATTCAACGCTACCATCCGCGACATCGGTAAGCTCGCGCACAAGGAACTCCTACGCTGGGACGACATCACGCGCCTCCTCGATGCCGAGGGCGTTGCGCAGGCGGCGATCTCATCGGGCGTCTCGCAGACGCAGATGGTTGCGCTGATCAACGCGTCAACGAAACAAGCGACGTACACAGCGCCAGCAGCGTTTGCCGTTGCGCTCACGAACGCTGCACCGACATCCACATCGACCGGTGTGCTTGGCGCTGTTGAGGCAACATATACAGGTTACGCCAGGACCGCAGCGACGATGGGCGCAGCGTCAGCAGCAACCCCGTCAGTCGCAACGAACACCGCAACCGTCACATTCCCGAACTGCACGGGCACAGGCGCAACGCTCCTAGGGTTCGTGATCGCGGACTCAGCAACAACCAACGTCGGCAACGCGATCTGGTACGGCACGCTCACATCGACCGCAATCTCGACAACCCAGACACCACCGACGATTGCTGCCGGCGCGCTGTCGCTCTCAATGACTGGAACATGATATGAGCGCCGATTACGAACCGCACTTCGACTTGCTTGGCACACATCGCCGCGTGCTTGGGTTCATCACAGACGAAGAACACCAGGGTCGACCACGCAACACCGCTGAGGTGCTTGCTGAGGATCTGAACGATGATCCGAACACTCGCTTCGACATCGCCACAGATGACGTACAGGAATTCCTGGACGACCTCGAAGCAGAAGGTTTCGTCTCAAAGAAGAAGGACGGCGCCTACAGCGTCACAGACGCCGGTCGGGTTGAACTGACGAGCTAACCGGGATGGCCGCTCCGGCTGCCACCAGTATCGCCGTTCTATCGGCTAAGGGATTATCGGGCACGTCGTACACGACGGCGGCCATCGGGGTGGCCGATAGTGGTGCTGGGGCGTACGCGGTGCTGTTGGCTGGCCAAGGTGGCACCAACGTAATTTCGTCGGTCACTGATTCGGCAGGCAACACCTACACGGCGATACCGGGGACGAACGCGACCAGCGGTGGCAATGCGGGCACGTGGATTTTCCTAAGCGGTTCGAACCCGCACCCGCTTTTGACGACGACGACGTTCACCGTGGTGAACAGCCTCAGCGTGGGTCGATATGTCCTGCACGTTTTCAAAATAGACGTGGTCCCGGCAGTTGTCGCTGGGACCGGCGCGTTTGGATTCTCGACATCTTCGACGGCAATAGCAGTTACGTCGGGGACGCCTTCGGTCAGCGGTGATTATCTCTGGCTGGCGGTCACCGGCTGGCAGAGCACTGGGCAAACGCTGACCATCTCGTCCACGGGGTACACGCTCATCCCTACCGGCACGGCAGTCGAGGGAACTACGGGCGGCAGCGCCACAACAAATATCTCAGCCAAGGTAGGCTACAAGCAGGTGCTGGGCTCAGCGGCGGCACAGAATTTCAATGGAACGCAGAGCGCCTTCGTCACCTGGGGGAACTCGATCGCGGCACTCACCGTCGGCGCCGCCACCGTCGCGCCGATCACGCCAGCGGCCGGGGCGAAGGCCGCAGCGACTGCCGTCGTCAGTACGCCTGCTTTTCTTTCATCGCCGGGCGCGGTAGGTGCAGGAGGCCCGGCCTACGCAAAGACGGTGTTGGCCGACTCGCCGTCCGGGTATTGGCGGCTGGACGAAACAGCCGGAACGTCGTTCGTGGATTCGTCGGGCAACGGCTACACGGGCGCCGCGTATTCGGCTGGGTCAATGACACTGGCCCAACCCGGGCTGATTTCTGCCGATCCCGACACATGCGTCAACTTCAACGAAGGGTGCTTCCGCGTCGGCGGGTTGACGCCGTTTGTACCCGGCAGCGCAATCACGGTCGAAGCATGGTCGGTGCGGGTCACGCCAAACCAATATTGCGCGTGGGTCAAGTCGGACATGTCGAACGCCGGGCCAATCGTGTCCGTCAACGACGACGGAAGTGTCGGTTGGCAAGCCGGGCCAAGCCAAGCCGTCAGTTGGCCGTCGGGCACCGTTCCCGTCAACACGCCCGTCTATATGGCGATCACGTACGACGACTCGACGTTGACGTCCGAACTGTTCGTCAACGGCGCTTCGCAGGGAACGCGCACGTTTGGCGCTGGCTACGGCTATTCAAGTTCCGGGTCGGGCGTTTCCACTTCTCCAATCCACATCGCGGGCGATGTCGGCAACGGCGCGTGGAACTGGCAAGGTCAGTTCGATGAAGCAGCGGTGTACCCGCGCGTGTTGTCAGCCGCAACGATCGCGAAACACTACGCCGCCGGCCGCACTTACGACCAAATTGTCATGGCAGACGGACCGGCGTCATATTGGCCGTTGAACGACGCAACAGGCACCGCAGCGGCGGACGTGGCCGGCAGCGCGCCCGGAACTTACGTTGGCGGAATAACACTCGGCGTACCCGGAATTGGGGACGGCGACACGGCGGTTGCGCTTGACGGTGCTGCCTCGACGGTAATTTCAATGGCAAGCTTCGGTTCCACCCAAGGGTCGATCACTTGGGAGGTTTGGGGTTATTTGACGCCGCCATCACTTAGCGGTTATGGTGCTTTGTTGACCCGAACCGTTGGCAACGGCGGGGCACCTTATGACTGGTATGTCGTCAGCAACGCTGGCAGCGTAGATTTCTACATCAACGGGAACGGGTTCTTGTCCGCAACGGGAGTGGTGCCGTCCAATGCTTGGACCCATTTTGTCTTCACGTACGACGGTACCAGCCATCAGATACGCGTTTACGTAAACGGCCAGCAAGTAATCAGCGACCCTGGGAACTACACAGCGCCGGCAGATGGTGCCAAGCCACTTCTTTTTGGCAACCGCGACGACCAAGCGACAGCATTCAAGGGAAGCGCGGCGAAAGCGGCGGTGTATCGCCATGTGCTTACGCCAGCCCAAGTCCCGGTACATTATGCCGCGGGCACGACGCCGCTAGCGCCGGCCCAACCCATCGTCGCCGCCCAAGCCGCGACCGCCGCCACCGCAACAGTCACGATCCCGGCGCCGGCCGCGTTCCTTACGCCGTCTGCACAAGCAGCCGCGCAAGCAATTGCCAGCGTCGTCGCTCAGCAGAAATTGACGTTGACGGCAGGAACGGCAGCAGCGGCGACAACACTGATTTCCGCGCCGACCAAACTGACGCCAGCAGCAGGAAGCGCAACGCAGGCGACAATCGTTCTGAGCGCCCCGACCACCCTGTCAGTTACAGCAGGCGCTGCTGCACAGGCAATCGCGCTCGTCACGACACCAGTCGGTTTGACGGCGTCCGCAGGTACAACGAGTCAGGCGCTGGCATTCGTTGGCATTCCGGTCCCACTCGTAATAAACGCAGGCGCTGCGACTGCTGCCACTGCACGCACCACGCCTTTGATCGTGTGTGCTGCGAATGCCACCACGTCTGCCGCCTGCGTCGTCGTCGCTACGACGATACTCACCTTGTCTGCCTCCTGCGCATCACAAGCGGTAATGGCAGTGACAGCGGGCGGCAAATTGACTCCATCTGCTGGCGCCACAACTGTCGCTACCGGCGTTCTGACTGCGCCGATAGTTTTGCAGATATCTGCTCAGGCAACATCGCAGGCAATCGCTCCGCTAACTGCGCCTACTCGATTGACAGCGACTGCTCAGGCAACGTCGAGCGCAACGGCAGTCCTCACAGCCCAACTCACGCTTCACGCCCAAGCAACTACAAGCGCTACTGCGATCGTCGTCGCCGTTGCGCAGATCGTTCTAACGGCTCAGGCAACAACGCAAGCGACCTCTGGAATACAGGTACCCGGAGTCGCGTTCCTCACCCTCAATGGCGCAGCGGCAACGCAGGCGACAGCAGCGCTTTCTGCTTCTGGCAAGGTAACAGCGAGCGCGGGTTCATCCACATCTGCGCTGTCCCTCGTTACCGCCCAGGCGCGTTTGACAGCGACCGCTGCTGCTGCGACCCAGGCAATCAACACGGTCACAGCGGTTGCCGGTGCGCCGTTGTCAGTGACCGCACGATGCACTACGAGCGCAGTAGCAGCAGTAACAGCGCCTGTCGCGTTGACCCCGCTTTCCACGAGCACCTCGTCTGCTACTGCAACGGCAACAGCAACGTCGCTATTGACTGCGGTCGCGAGTTCGACAACTGCTGCCTCCGCAGAGTTGAACGCTGCAGCCGTGCTTACTTTGGACGCCTCAAGCGTCAGCAATGCAACGGCAGCGCTTGCCCCGTTGCTCGTTGGGTTCAGTTCGTGCACCACGAGCGCGCGGGTGACGCTAGTAGCACACGGGGTCGTAGATATCCTACGAGTCGACGTGGTAGAAAGCGTCGCAGGTTTGTCGTGGACGGCAACGGTCGCAACGCTTGGGATCAGTGAGACGCAGAGTAACCTATTGATCACGGAGGAAGAACAAACTGACTTGTTGATCACGGCAGAGGAACAAACTGACCTGTTGATCACGGAGGAGGATTGATGAGAGTACAAGGCACGATCGTAGCGCTGTCCATTACCTTCGACGCAGCACCGCCCGATGTACAAATAGCCGTCCAACCTCCTGACCCGCTGCCGGTGGTGGTGGGCAAGTTGTCAACCGGCGAAGTGACGGCAAACACTGACGGGACATACGCCTACGCGATCGACACGACGCCAGCACCTGGACGCTGGGAGTATGAGGTCGCGTCAATCGGCGGGCTCACGAATGTCCGCAAGCAACGGGCATTCGATGTCAGACCGATGATTGGCCCCTGAGGGGCGCCACTGACGTCTCGAACAGCGACGCCCCTCAAGTCCCGTTACTCAGCCTCCTCGCCCACCCACTGGAACGCAACCCGCGAACGACCTGCGCCGTCAGTGCCACTCGCGCGTGCCGTGAACTTGCGCACGAGGTCGAAGTCCTCGAGGGCGTACATCGCGATCACGAGGTCCTCAGGATACTTCGCGCCGGCGCTCGTAGCCACCTCGTTGAACACGAGGGGTTCCTCCGACTCCTGGTAGCGTTCGAGGATCGCCCGCATGATCTCAGCAGACGCTGTGACCTTGTTGGACGATGTGAACTCGTAGTCATCCGTGACGATCAGGTCACCCGCCTCGATTGCGTCAGCGCGCTCCTTCGCCGCTGCTTCCTCCTTCTCACGGCGTGCGGCGTCGCGTGCTGACTCCTTCTCCTCCTCTTCCTCCTGAGCCTCCTCTTCGGGCTCCTCTTCAGTCGTCTCGGGTTCGGGTTCAGGCGCCTTCGACTTCGCCTTGCCTGTACGGGGCGAGCGCGCGGCTTTCGCCTTCGCTGCGGGGGACATGACTCGACCTCCTGTTGGGATTGGATGTGGGACGAGTCGACAATATCACGTAATCACGGGTTCTGCCGGGCCTCGGTAAGCGACAAGGAATACGGAAACGCTACCCGAGCTCACGAGGACCCCTCCTACCCGGCAGGCCTACCCGTGACCTCATACATGTTTGCACACAATGTAAAATGATGCGCCCCGGACAAGGAAAGGACCTTGATGCAGGCACAGAACAATGGCGCGTCCGACATGTACGACGCGACAGACATCATCAAAGAACTCGAAGGAGTCATCAGCGCGCTCGTGGCGGAGAAGGAGGAACTCAAGGGACAAATGGGAGCGATTGACGCAGCGATCAAGCGCTACGGAAGGGCGATATCCGCGCTCGAATTGCCACAGGCGCTAGCGCCAAAGGCACCCAAGGAACGCTCAGGGCAGAAGCGCGAGGCATCCAAGGATTCGATGCGTCGGTCAGCGCGCTGGGATGACCTTCAAACGGCGGTCATCGCATACGCACGCGAACACGACGAATTCCGCCAGGTTGACCTCAGGAACGATCTCGAAGATCTGAAACTCACGAGCGGGCACTCCTCGATCGCGTTCGACATCCTCCGCGACGACAACATCCTCCGCGTGTCCCGCATCGACGGGAACTCAAAGTTCTACCGCCTCACCCAGGAGGCGCTCAGCAATGCCTAGTCGTAACGGCAGGATCGACACGTCGATCTGGGGAATCTCAGACACCGAACTGCTCGCGATCGTTGATGACCTGAGCAACGAGGATGGTTGGACGGAGAACATGGACGTCCGTCTGCAACTGGGCGAGAACGTCGAAGCGAAGGACGTGCGCTCGGGCGTCGGGTCACGCCTTGCCTGGATGCGCAGGTATGGGTGGCTTGAGAGGAATCCCGACTCGCGTACTCAACACCGACTCTCAGAGGTCGGGCGCGTACTCCTCGCGAATCCCCGATTGACGAAGGCAGTTGAGAGCGCGCTCGTGAACATGAACCCAGCGCAACGCCTCGCGCTCACGCGTGAACTCGCGGAGGGCGGACAGGATATTCGAACAGCGCTACGCCGGCAATGGACGAGGTCGCTACGATGACACTGGATAAATTCGGACAACCGTACGGGTCAAGCTGGGAAGGCATGAGCATGGGCGAAGGACGCAAACTCGCCCCGACTGGCAAATGTGACAAAGCGCCCGACGGCAAGCACCACTACACCGCAGTTACCTGCGTGCAATCGGTCGAGCACTTCGTGTGCGATTACTGCGGCGACGATTGGTGGGACTGATGAGTTTCACCCAACCGCTTTGCTTGACGTGTTGGCACACGCCGCCCGATTGGACGCCCGAATCTCTTCTAGCGGTCCTCAAGGAACACGCAGACGCTGACCCGATACAAGTCACAGGCGTCGGCATTGAAACCTGCTGTCTGTGTGGACGTCGTTCTGACCACGGGATCTACGTCCGCGTTGACCCAAGGTCCGTTCCATACCCGCGATGATGTGGCACCGAAAAGGCAACGGGCACGCGACGAGCGGCGTGGTGTTCACAGCGCCACGCTGCGGTCGCCTGCAACATCCGGAACCTTGCTCGATGGTGTGGCCCGACTGTGATTGCACCGGATGTGTGCTGCGTGAGATCTCGCAAGCCGTATGGGTAGGCCTGTTCTCGTCGTGGGGTGAATGGCCGAGGGAACGAGCGGACGGTTGCAAACGCTACTGAGCGTTGGATTGCATGGAGGGGAGTTGGCGTATGTCTTGGTTATCGCAGCGATCCCGTTCCTCGTCGGATGGGCGGGTGAGCAACTGTTGTGGCGCTTCTCTAAGAAATATCGAAGAGGAAGGTGAGTTCCCGGTGAGACCTGTCAATATGTCGGTGTAGGCAAACCCCCAGGAACACAAGGAGTCACAATGAGCACCGATCCGAACACCATCACCGACAAGCAGCAAAACTTCATCAACAACCTGCTCGCGCAGCGCGAGGTTCCTGCCCACGTTGCCCGCACGCTGCAAGACGTGCCGGTTGAGACACTTTCGAAGCAGGCGGCGTCTGAGATCATCAGCGCGCTGCTCGAAGCGCCTGAGACAACAGGCGTGCAGAAGACAGGCAGCGCGGATGACAATTACGGCATCCCGAGCGCCGACGCGCTGCCCACCGGGCGTTACGCGATCGACAGCGCGGATGGCGAATTGACCTTCTACCGCGTGTGGCGCGGGACGCGCAACCCCGACTACGTCAAGGTCTACCTGCTGCACGGACCGGACGAGACGGAGGTCCCGTTCGGCAAAGGCCTCGTGACGATCACGAAGGACATTGCCGCTGACGCCGCTGGCGCCGCGATTCGTTACGGTCACGAGATTGGCGCGTGCAGCGTATGCGCCAAGCGCCTCACGAACCGCGTATCCCGCGCACTCGGCATCGGGCCGATCTGCGGCGGGCACTTTTACGGCGAGGAGTGGAAGTCAACCGTTCACGGTGCACGCGAGCAGATCAAGGCCGCAGGCCTCGATCCCGACGAGAACGTGGAGGACGATGAGCAGGTTGTCCGCTACGACGTGCGCGGCGACTACGTTGCGCCCGAGCCCGTCGCGACGATCACGCGCAAAGCAGACATCGACGGCAACCCGCGTATGTCGGACATCCTGTCTGACCTCGACACCCGCTCGATTGTCGAACTTGAGGGCATCATCGCAGAAGCCCAGCGCTTGATCGAGAAGCGCGTGTTCGCAGTACGCGAGCAGGAGCAGGAGCGCGCAGCGTACACCGCGAAAATGAACCGCGACCAGACGTTCCTGGGACGCTGATTCGAACGAACAGCGGGACACGCCGTTACAATTGCCGCGTGTCCCGCTCAACCCAACAAGGAGACATGATGAATACACGCAAACACAACACCGAAGGCATGATGCCGTACAAGCACCGCGGGGTCACGTACTTCCTCGATGACGAGACGTTCTATACGGAGGACGGAATCGCGATTGGATACGTCTCCCGCCGGTACACGTCATACGTCGCCCAACTGCTGGACGATGACCTCGAACCTGTCATGGAAGGCAGCAGCCCGGGCGTCGTGAACGTCGAAGGCGACGACCTGGATGACTTGCTCGCGATGTTCGAGGTCTATCAGGAGACGACGACATGATCACTGAACTGGTACTTGACGAATACAACGAGGATCCGGTCAACCTGGTCATCGTTCGCCTTGCGGAGCACAACGTCAACAAAACATGTGCTGAGGACCCGGGAGAAGACGTGTACGTTGTGGAGCACATCATCGAAGCACGTGGGTCTCAGCACGTAAAAGCGAGCATGACGATCCAAGTACCTGCGCGGGATCAGGAGGCGACATGATGGACGAATGGACATCAGCACGCCTCGATCGCTTGCACCACGAATACCAGGAGCGTTTGGACGCGTGGGAGACACGCACGCTTTTCCAGTTACGGAACGGGTTCGTCGTCGCTTCTGACGGAACGGCAACAGCAACCTACAACGTCGATGAGTACAACGAGCTCCTTTGGTTGAGGTCGCGGCGCGTGTTCTGGTTGTGGATGAGTCGCTACCCGAACATGCAGCACGACGGCCTTTGGGCGTCGGTGGATTACGCCCTTGGGGTGGTAGACAAACGTGTGGGCCTGCGCAAGTCGTTCCCGCGCACATATCTCGACCGCTACGTGCGCGCTGCAGTTCGAGAGCAGGTTGACGGAATCATCGCTTCGCTCGATGACATCAAGGAATCCCTTGATGGTTGGGAGCGCGACGTCTGACCGGGCAGAGCAGGACGCTGAGCGATTGGCAGGGTAGGACAGGCGTAAGGTGCCGCGCTTGACACTACGCCCACGCAGCAGGCGTTAGACGAGGACTCAGCGGTGTTGGGTATTGCCGCCGGGTTCTCGTCGTCAGATGTTATCTAAGAACACCCGAAGGATATCCGGAAACCCCCGGGAAACGTGTCAATATGTCGGTGTAGGAAAAAACCCAGGGAACACAAGGAGACACCAAATGAAGGACTACACTCGCACACTCACCGCTCGTCATCCCGGAACCTGCCAGGCCTGCAAGGGCGCAATCGTCCCGGGCGACAAGATCGCTCGCAAGCAGAACCGCAACGGTTGGAACGCTCGGGGATGGAATCACGCTCGTTGCGAGCTCATTTGGCTGTGTGACGGACGCACGATTCAGGGCAGCGGCGGCGTCGCGCTTTACGTCGCGATCAGCGCCGAGGGCAAGGTCGTCGGTGACAATCGCGAGTCAGTACTTGGCGGCATCGCGGAGTACGCGCCCGACACGGACGCACGTGCGAAGGCACAGGCAGCATACGAGGACCTCCCCTTCTGATATTATCCACGCGGGACGCGCACAACGCGCGTTCCGCACCTACCCAACAAGGAGACACACCAAATGACAATCGACAGCGCAATCCAAAAGGTCCGCAAACTGCTCGACCTCGCGAACGAAGCGAGCAAGGGCACGGAGGCGGAGCGTGATCTCGCGATGCAACGCGCTCAGGAGATCATGTTGAAGCACGGCCTGGAGATGGCCGCGATCGACGCATCACGCGAGGACAAGTCGCGGGAAGTCGGAGAAGAGCGTTACGACATCATGGAGGAGGATTGGCAGCGCGCGCTCCTCGACAACATCGCTCGCGGGTCGTTCGCTCGCACGTACTTCTACCAGGGGTCGAACCGCACCGTCATCGTCGGGCGCCCGGAGCAGGTCGCGTTCGTCAAGACGCTGTACCAGTGGTTGCTCCCGCAGGTTGAGGCAGCGGCGATCAAGACGGCGAAGTCGTACGACAAGCGGGCGCAGTACGCCTACCTGTACGGCCTGCGTGCGTTGACCATCGAGATCGCGGCGGGACGCGATGATCGCGACATCCGCGAAGCATCCCAGGAGGACATCGCGTGGGCAGGCCTATCGCGCTTCCTGGACAAAAACGATCGCGGCGACGGAGCGGAAGACATCTCGAACCTTTGCGGGATCGCGCTGAACTACGCCAAGGAGGTGCGCCCGTTCGTCAAGCGCGAGGAGGTCGCGCCAGGGTTCGCGCAGCACACCGGCGTCTTCATGCGCTCGTTCTTCCTATCCGCTGCTGCGACGGTCGGTCAGCGCCTACGTGAGACGCAGACGCGCTTCGCGGAGGAAGGCGGCGACAACGCGTCCGCGCTCGTCGTGCAGGAGACGAAGGCGGTCGATGACTTCCTGAAGGCGCTCGACCTCGGGAAGGTGTCGTCATCCGCGAAGTACGATCGCGAGGGGTGGAAAGCTGGCGCAAACGCAGCGAAGGATTTCTCACTGCACACGAACCGCGAGGTCGCAGGCGGGCGGAAGGAGTTGAACGCCTGACACCAAACGAGTGGATCGTGTTCGACGCGCTACGCCTGACGGGCGAACGTGGGATGACGCTTCAGGAGCTCGCTCACTTCACCCGTCGGGCGTTGCCCGTTGTTGCTGTCGGCGTCAGAGACCTCCACTCACGCGGGGTCGTAGAAAGGCGTATCATCGAGGGGATCGTGTATTGGTCGACAAGCAACAGGAGGACACGTGCCTACCATTGAGAACCGGTGGGCGCAGTTCAACGACGACGAACGAACCATCCTGTCTGTGGGCCTAGCGTTGGCGTCGAAAGGCGCTCCCGTCGAGGTGCTGCGACTGATCGACCGGTTGATCGTTGAACTGTCGCAGAATAAGGATAGGCGAAGAGTGGCGGACATTCCCGGATAGACCTGTCAATATGTCGGTGTAGGCAAATTCACCCGCTCACACAAGGAGACATCAAATGACCACCACACAGAACACCCGCCGCGATAACCTGCACGCCGTCTTCTTCGACATCGTCCACAACTGGGCAGTCGACGTGGCCGAGATCGCGGAGCACACGGACCTCACGAAGGACCAGGTTCGCTCACTGCTCAGCACGTTGGAGCGCAAGGGCATGGTCGCCGGCGCACACGTCAACGGCGAGCCCACGAAGATTTGGCAGACCTACTACGACATCCAGAACGAGACGGACGTGATCGAGCGCGCTGAGGCCGAGTTCGCAGAGAAGTTCCCGAACGAGGTTGCTGACACGAAGTCGCCCGCGCAGACGCCGAAGACGCGCCCGGATGAGGGTCAGGTTATCTACGAGGTCAAGAAGACACGCACGACAGGCGCACACGTCACCCTCACGAACTACTCGAAGGGCACAGGCGAGCGCCGCTACGTCGCACAGTGCTACACGCACAGCACGGTGCACGAGTTCGCAAAGCGACTGCCCGCCGAGGCGATGTGCCATCACCCCGAGGAGTGGTGCGCCGATTGCCAGGTCATCGACACGACGAACCAGCACGCAGCGCTGCAGGAGCAGGGGATCTAAGAGGAGGCGAAGAATACGCGCTCGGTGGACACCAAACCTCCGCTGAGCGCGTATATTTGTCGTGTAGGAACAAACCCCCAGAAACAAGGAGACACCAAATGACCTTCAAGAACATCACTCGCGGAGACGTCGATTCCGGCACGCGCGCTTCCTTCATCTCGCGCCTTGGGCGCGGCAACGTCGTCCTCGTCAAGGGCCTTCGCGGGCAGAAGGACGTGCCCCAGATGGTCATCAAGAAGGATGGCAGCGACGTGTACGTCAAGCCATATGACGGCGCGATCAACGCGCGGCACGCACGCCGCGACCACATCGACCACAAGATCGACGGCAAGAAGGTCAGCACCGAGCAGATCATCGGCATCGCGATCTCACGGTAATCGACATGCGCTGCTACATCTGCAACAATCCCACTGGCGTCAACGCGATGGACGACCTCGATGAGAGGGAATTCGATCTCGTCGTGGAGCACCACGGCCTCATCCATTGCCAAGGAACAGACGAGCAGTTCGACGCGGAGGGCAACGTCATCATGTGCCCCGAGTGCGCTGCCGACGCAACGACCCACTAACCCCCACAAGGAGACACACCTATGACCATCGAAATCCACAACGGCGTAGCACACGGCATGGACGACTACGTCTACACCGCGCTGTGCAGCATGCCCGACACGCCCCGCGGCGAGTACGACGAGGAGATAGACCTCATCGTGCGCAACACGACGCACCACAACCGGCGACCCAGCGTCGCAGCGCTCAAGCGCGCAGCACAGGAGGAATGCGCTCGGGGTTACGAGACAGGCCTTCGTGTCCGGCGAATCGTCCGCGTGTGGTAACAACCTGATAACATCACCGACCCAACCCAAACAAGGAGATACAATGCCAAGGATCTACACAGTCAACAAGGCGCGCGCTAGCAAACGCACGCGTACATGCCGCGTTTGCGGACATGTCGTGCAACCCGGTGAGTCGTACCGCTACTTTGAGCCGCGGTTCGGACCCGCAGTCGTGTACTGCGCGGAACATCACCCGAGGCGTTCGCACATGACAAGCAGCAAGATGGGCGCACTGTACGATGCTCAGGATGACTTCACGCCGAGTGACTTCGAGTCGGTCGAGGACCTGCAGTCGGCACTCAGCGCTGTCGCTGACACGGCGCGCGAGGTCGCATCGGAGTACGAGGAGTCGATCTCGAACATGCCCGAAGGCCTGCAAGACTCATCGCCCGCCGCTGAGGAGATGCGCGAGAAGATCGACGCGCTCGAATCATACGCCGACGCACTCGACGGGTTCGACCCGGACGTGGAGGAGTTCGATGAGGATGAGGCCCGCACGGCAGTCGAAGAGGAGATCGCTAACGACATGATCGCGGAGTGGGAGGACAGCGGTCAGCTCGATGACATCCGCGCCCAGATTCGTCAAGACGAGGAACCGGGCCTGGACGATGACGACGAGGCAGCAGACCCGCTCGAAGGCGAAGACCCACTGGACATCGTGCGCGGACACGCGCGGGACGAGTCGGAGTTTGACCTTCGCGTGGATGAGGAGATTGAGCGCCGGCGTGACGAGTTCATCGAGGAGCATGGCAACCCGATCGAAGACGCTCAGAACGAGGCTGCTGACCTCGTGTCTGAGTTCGAATACTAGGATCCAGTGACGACAAAATCGAGGTGCTCAGAAATGACCGTGAACCGAGTCGAACAGCAGGAGTGCGTCAAGCGCCTAAACGAACTCGAACGAGTCGTCCCAATCTACCGACAGGCATTAGAACACATCGCTGACACGAACGGCTCAGGCACACTCGGCAGAATCGCAGATCGAGCGTTACGTGAAGCGCTCATCCCACGTGATAACGTACGAGATCATCATCCGGCGCCAGGTTCGTTGCCGAAACTACCTCAAAGCATCTTCAATCTAGAGAACGACCCTGTGCGATCAACCCAACAAGGAGACACAACCGATGCACCTACCTGACCTAAAAACGGAGGACGACGGGATCACCCCCGTTATGCCACAAGGCGCATACGCGCCCGACTACAAGGACGATTGGGTCGCGCTAGTCACAAGGCGCCTCACGAAGAAGATGCCCGACCTGTCGACCGGACAGCGTCGTGTTCTCGCTAGCATCGCGTTCACGCGGCGGTACGAGAGGATGACCGTCAAGTGCTCACGATGCGAGGGGAACGGGTACGACCCGACCTACTCAGGATCGTCCCAAGGTTCGCCGTCGTGCCAGGTGTGCCAAGGACGCGGGCAGGTCTCAAAGCCAACTGTTCGTTATGTCGGACGAGACGCACGCACGCGCCCCGTTGCCGAACGCTACGAATACGGGCAATGGAAGCGTTGGGCGATCGGGCGCTCAGGTGACCCGCAAGACATCGCTGAACCCATCGCCGAAGGCAGGCCGTACTGATGATCCTACGCCCGTCCGACGTTGGCGCCTTGACATTCGTGTCGGGGCGTCATCCGGACAGGGAACTCACAGTCACGATCATGCTCATGCCGATCGACCCGAACGAACCCCGAACGTCGTACCTGAGCATCTACGTGTACGGCGTCGAACCCACTGCCCGCTACATCGCGACGGACGATGGCGACGTGTACGAGTCAGCGAACGGACACACGTTGACGACACTCGCCCACCGGGCGAAGGCATGACCTTCATCCGTAAGGCCCTCGTCGTCGCGATGTCCTACCTGCCTTACAGCGTCCTTGACGCGATCGGCAGTCGCACGCAAGCTTTCTCTCAGCGCTGGCACCTTGTTTCCGTTGCTTGGTTCAGGCGGGATCGCCGTAGGGGCAAGTGAAACACATGTGACCGAGCCAGATACCTACTTGGCACGTACACTCATGCGAATCGCCGCGGCGCAGGCCGCAGATATCGCCGCAACACTAGACCCAAGTGTCGGTGACCTCGGCGCACTCGCTGATCAATTCGAGGCTGCGGGACTTGACAGCCTTGCTACCCACGGCCTTGACGCAAGGACATACATAGCGCACGACACGAAAGGAGGAGCACCACACGGCCAACACAACGCACGCCCCGAAGTAAACGAGTAGGGGAGCAACGTGCGCTGCTGGACAGTGCATCCAACGGAAGGAATAGCATGGCCAAGTTCGTTGTCGTTGCGGGCCTCACGCTCGCGGGCGTGTTCGGGCAAGTCATCGAACACAAGCAGCACCACGCAGTACACGCGCATCGGCACGCAGCACCCAAACCCCCGCCGATGCAATACGCGGTCGCGTCGTGGTATTACGATGCAGGCGAAACCGCATCCGGGTTCCACGCAACCTACGGCGTAGCGAGTAAGACGCTCCCGTTCGGGACCAAGGTGATGTTTACCTACCATGGGCGCACGGTCGAAGCGATTGTTGACGATCGCGGGCCGTTCGTGTACGGCAGGACGTTCGACCTCAACCAAACGCTCGCAGGAGCGCTTGGGTTTGCAGGAGTCGACGTAGTCGGGTATCGCATCGTCTGACCGGGCAGCGCCGCGCGCTAAGCAGGTTCCACGACGTTACCCGGGACAACCTATGGCTTCGGTGTCTGCGCACCTTAGCGCCCCTTAGCGCGCGTCCGCTGTGATATAATGGGATTGAACGATGACAACCACCCAACAAGGAAAGCGGGTCATAATGAAACCAAGCCATAACGCTTGGGTCCGACAAGATCGCGTCTTCTGGATAGACGAGAATGCCGGTACCTTGGAGTACAAGATCGACAACGACACCGTCCAGGCAACGCTGCAAGACATCACCGTGTGGGCGCCTGCGTCAACACGCAAACTCGCTGACCTGCTTGGCGACCGTCTGCAGGAGCAACGTGCCAAGGTGTTCGCCTTCGCGTTACGCGAGTGGCAGGTTACGGACAACATGGGCGAAGCGATTGCCTACCTGGAGCGCGTCGTCGCGGACATCGAATGTCTGAAGACACTCGACTGGCATTACCCGCCGAGTCACGCGTACTCGTTCAACGCACGAGGCCCGATTGCTCAGCGCTACTTCTCACAACCTGGAGACGACCTCGGGACGGTGACCGCCGAGATGCGTGCGTTCGCGCGTGTTGCGTCACACGTCGGGCGCTCGTACGGAGGTACTCCGAACACAGGGCCTGTCTGGTTCATTGAGACGCACCTTGAGAACATGCCCGAGTACCTCGAAAGCCTCAAGGACGACATCGACATGTACGACCTCAAGGATTTTCGCGACGTGCAGCACGCAACGGAGATCATCCTTGAGGTGACGAAGCGAACACGCTGCGAGGAGTGCGGCAAATGGATCTCACTGACGCGGAAGGACACGAGGTACTGCGACCAGAAATGCAAGCAACGAGCGTACCGCAAACGTAACCGCTGACTCGTTACGGCTCGGTTTCATTATGACCCACTCCAAAATCCACGGTTACCCCTGAGACGCACGCTAAGCGGCGCTAAGCGGTTTCGAGGTCGTGCCCCTAGGTTAGGTCCCAGAAACAATCTTTGAGCTTCCTCCCTGCAATTCCCAATAAAAAGCTTTCTAGGCGAGAAATGGAGCGAAGAAAGTTATAAGAACGGTGGGCGTTATCCGGAAAGCGTCGTATGATCGTCGTGTAGGAACAACCCCCCGCTCAAGGAAACCAAATGCCCACCTTCATCACTCTCGACAACATGCTTCACCTCTCCTGGATCGTCGCGATCATCATCTTGATCCGCAAGCGGCACGAGATCCTGGAGACGCTGAAGAAACTGTCTTGGGGGTGGCGTATCGTGATCGGCGCGGCGCTCATCGCGTGTGCGTTCATCCCGGGCCCGGTCGATGACATCATCGTCCTGGCGCTCATCGCGAAGGTCGGCCGGTAAACCTCAACCAACAAGGAGACATACCATGATCACTTTCAGCGATTCACTCTACTTCCGCTCACACGGTCGCGCGCCGAAAGGTCGCGGCGGATGGCTGTTCATCGACGCCGATCGCTACGACGACAGGCGCGAGCTCGATTGGGACCACGTTCGCAACTTCAATGGCACCCTGACCGAAGCGAAGCAGCAAGCTCGCAGGGTGTACCCGCCGAACGCTTACGTCCTGATCCTGCCGTAAAACAAAATACTCGCGTCGAGCGACCCCGGTTGATATGATCGGGGTCGTTTGACGTTCAACCCCCACCAAACACGAAGGAGTACGACGTGAACATCATGTCCGGGTATTCGATGACCGTCCGCCCGCTGATGCCTGAAGACGTGGACGTGCATAAGTTCGACCTCGGTGACCACGATCCCGATATGTGCGTCGCCGTCGAGGCTGCTGACCTCGGCCCGTGTCTGTGCGCGGTGATCGACCTCACGCGTCACGGACACAACCCGCTCGTTTGGTCGCAGGTACCCTCGACCGAACGCCCAGAGGCAGAGGAATGGGTCGCGATCACGGACGAACACTTCGCGGACAACGTCGCCGCTACGCTCGCGACCCTGTTCCCGGACATCCTGGAGAAAAGCTAAGGATTCAATAAGATGGCACGGGAACGCTTGATTCCCGTGTCATCATGTTGGAGAAGGAACAAAACACACCCCACAAGGAAACGACATGACCACGCTACCCGAAAAGATCAAACTCAACGACGATGAGCGCTCGCGCATCCGTTGGGCGTCCACAAAGAAAGGCTTCGTGGTCCGCACCGAGTTCGAGAAGCATTGGACACGGCGTGGCAACCGCGACATCCGCCCAATGCGTTCCCGCGCATACACGACGGAGGCGGAGGCGCGCCGCAACGCTGGCGACGTCCGCAACCGGCCGCTGTTCGTGTCGGGCACGCGTCATCCCGCGATCGTCGCGGAAGTGCAGATCCTGCAGGTTGACGCGCTCGGCAACGTCGTTGACCTGATCGAGGTCCTCTGATGCTCACACCAACAGCAGCACGCATTGCACGCACGAACTACGACGCGCTGGCCGCATTGCGCAATCGGATGGCGCCGGGGGATGTCGCATGGGATACAATCAACGCACGAGTGGAGGAGGCCCGCCAAGCAATGAAGGGAATGCCCGACGACATGATCACCCTCGGTGAACTTCACACCGCGTTCCGATGCGTACACGATCACGGTCCCGTAAGCAGCAAACGTGTAGGCAGCGCGATTCAATCGTCCACCGTGCGCGCCGGCAACGCGCTGCGCCAGTTGGAGGACGCGGGCCTCGTGCATGATCACGAAGGCGAGTGGGTCGCCTTCGTCAACGATCTTTCCCCCGAGGAAGCGAATGGCGCGTTCGACGCGGCTTTCCCAGGACTCGGGACAACCACCAAAACCAAACCACCGCGCTCGAAGAGCGCACAACCCAACAAGGAGCCAATCATGGCCACAGCAACAACCACCGGCGCGTTCACCCTCGACAAGGGCAAGCCCGCTGGCGTCAAGGCAGAGCAGGTCGCAAAGATGATCGGCGCGCTGCAGAAGTCAAAGGACCCGATCGCGTTCGACACGCTCTGCAAGCAGGTCGGAGCGAAGTACCCGCAGGACGTCCAGGCGGCGATGTTCGCACTCGACATCATCGGCGCGGTCAAGCGCTACACGTTCGTTGAGGAAGGCAGCACGCGCTCACGTGTCGCGTACGGTTGGGTCGCTGCTGACGACAACGAGGGTGAGACGGATGATGCCGCACGCCCTACCAAGTCGACCTCGACCGCCTCAAAGCCACGCTCGCGGCGTACGAAGAAGACGGAGGAGGCACCGGAAGCAACGCCGGCGGCAGCGTAAACAGCACAGGCCCGCGGGTATCGGTGGACGTGATCGCTGCTACCCGCGAGGCCGGGTGCCGATGCGAGGACGAGGAATACATGCAAGCACTCTACCCCCGCGTTCGCGGGTTTCTCAGAGAAGGTATGTTCGTGTCCGACCTCACCCGCTTGGGATCAGGTTGCACCGAGGGGCAATGGGTTTGCCCTCGCCTCGACAAACTACGGCGCAGATACGGACGCTAATGACTGTGGGGATCATCGTCGCGGTCGTAGCAATCGCCGCGTTCGCGCTGTTCCTGTGGGTCGTCTTCGGCCCGTGGGGTGATCCGCCACCATGACACGCAGCACAGGGGCGTCCGCATCGGGCGCCTTCTGCGCGTGTACGATCGAGACACGATGTCCCGCCCGCTAAGCACAAGGCCCCTGACGTTGAGGCAACTCCACACCCTCGACAAACTCGACGCGTACGACCCAGCAGCGAAGGTCGTGGGATGGATGTTTTACGGTCCCCTCATCCGCGTGCAGGAGCGCTACGTGTACATCCTGCCTGATGGCGCGGCGATCAACGTCCCACGCGCTGTCCTCTTCCCAAATGAAGAATAGGCGAAGTGTTATCCGGAAACACCCGCTGACGTGTCAATATGTTGGTGTAGGCAAACGACAAGGAGACACCGACATGAGCAACTACACCCCCGATGACCGCCGCTACATGACCCACGAAGAGCGAGCGATTGACAACCCCCGCTACCGCGGCAAGGTCGAGAAGCGCGTGCCGGCGATCGTCACCTGCTATTGCGGCAAGACGGTGATCGAAGCAGCGGGTCGTCCGACTGGTTACACCTGCCCGCGTGGGTGCGACGAGAGCAAGGATCGCGTGAAGCGGATGGAGATCCTGGAGCGTCGGTCGTATGACATGCGCTTCTCGTCCGCGTTGCGCGCTCGCGCCGCACGCGAGGCAGACAACATCCGCCGCGCGATCGAGCGGAGCGCACGATGAACCAGGACACGAAACAGCAGAAAGCGATCTTGCGTCAGAGCAAGTCGGCACGTGCCGCCCGCAAGAAGTTCCCGGTGGGCGCACACGTCACGAGCGCAGACCACGAAGGATTGCCTGTCGGCGTCGTCGTGCGCCACGTGCCGGGCAGCAGTGCCCAAGGCGGCGTGATCGTCGTACAATGGCCGAACGGCCAAATCGGCCGCCACGGGCCCATCACTTTACGAGTAGTCAACTAAAACCCAACAAGGAGAACCCATGCTGAGCAAAGACATCAAACCCGGATCCTACTACCGCGTACGCTTCCAACGCTGGGGCGGCGAGACAGAGTACGACAAGTACGTCCGAATCGAACGCCTCGCAGACCTGCGCTACGACGGCGACATCTACGTCTGGGAAGGCAGACGCTTCCAGGTGCGAGGCACGTTCCTCATCCGGATCGCTGCCCGCGACATCATCGAGGAGACGTTTCCTGATGAAAAGGCACAGCGCATCCTGCGCCTGATGGAGGCAGAAGGCGAGGTGACAACAGCGTGAAGTGCAACGCAAATGTCCGTGGAGGTGGGCAGTGTCAACTTGATGCTGGCCACCGTGGGCATCATTCGACTGTGACCTACGGATGTGACGGGTGCGGCAAACGTCGTCGCGGCACTCCGTACCGCTGGTCGCCTGACGGTGAGTACGAGAGGGGCTTGGCGTTCTGCTTCATGTGCGTCCTTGAAGACGAACGGCGCGCCGAGGAGATGGGTTGGGAAGGATGAACACGTCGCGGGAGGTGAAGGATTATCTAAGGAACATCCGGACGCCTCCCGCGTCGTGTCAATATGTGGGTGTAGGAACAAACCCGCACAACAAGGAGATCAAATGACAACCACCAACACCCGCCCGCTTGAAGTAGACGGGAAGGACATCATCGTCTTCCCGCCGAAGTACCCATCCCAGGAGGTCAAGGACGAACTCGGTGGCAAGTGGGACAAGGAGCACAAGGGGTGGCGCGTTGCGCCCACCGCGCTGAACGTGCAGGTCCTCGTGTCGTGGTACGGCGAAGAGATCCTTGACGGCGCGCCCACCGCGGTACGCGAACTGTTCACCGAGGAGTGGGGATTCCCGGGATGGTACGTGCCGGGCACGACCACGCCGAACGATCACCATAACGCGTTGCGCGAGCGCGCCGAGAATCACCCGAAGTGGAACGACCTGTATCCGTTCCAGCGGGTCGCCGTCGAATACCTCTGTACCAACCCACACCGCGGCGCGCTGCTCGCGCTGTCGCCGGGCCTGGGCAAGACGCCGGTGAGCGCCGTCGCGATGGATGTCCTCAACTGCACGCGTGTCCTCGTTCTTGCACCGCTGACGCTGGCGCGGAACTGGATCGCGGAAATGGACACGTGGTCATGCGAGTATCGGTCGATGTCGCGTGCGACCGCCGCTGAAAAGGATCCGAAGACGGAGTTCGTCGTCACGAACTTTGAGACGCTGTTCGAAGCGATCTTCCGTGACGAGAACGGCAACGTCGTTGACGTTCCCGGCGGGCCTCGCAAGCAGAAGGAATGGATCGACGCAGGCCCGAAGAAAATCGCGCCGAACGGCAAGCGCGTACCTGCCCGGGAGCGCATCGTGCAAGCACGCAAGTCGTACGCCTCGCAGGATTGGGACCTCGTCCTTGTTGACGAGTCGATCCTCTTCAAGAACCGCAAGGCGGTCAAGGTAGGCGTCGTGCAGCAACTCGCGAAGTTCAGCAATCAGGTGTGGCTCCTGAGCGGGTCGCCAACGTCGAAGTATCGGGACGACCTGTTCCCGCAACTGCAGACGATCATGCCGCGTGGGTTCACGTCCTACTGGCGCTTCGCGGAGATGTTCACCGTAGTCGAGCGTGGCAAGTGGGGATGGGACATCGTTGGCGATCGTCCCGGCGTTGATGTTCACTCGCTGCTGCGTGACTTCCTGTTCGCCCGCGACCAGTCAGAGGTGTTGCCTGACCTGCCGGATTACATTTACCGCCCGATCGCGCTCAACCTGAACGCCGAGCAGGCCCGCGCACACCGCAGCATGAACGATGAGTGGATCGCGAAGGTCGAGGCAGCGATGCAAGGCGACGAGGTCAAGGCGCCGAATCGCCTCGCTCAGATGACCCGCCTGCAGCAGATCACGAGCAACACCGTGAACCTGACGAAGGACGACGGCAAGGCGTATCCGAACAGCAGCGCGAAGGAGGATGCGCTGGTCGACCTCATTGCGAACGAAGAGGTGGAGACGCCGCTGCTCGTGTGGGTCAATTACGTTCCGACCGGCGAGTCGTACAAGGCGAGGATTGAGAAGGAGTTCAAGGACCTCAGCGTCGCCTTCGTCCACGGCGACGCAACGACGACGAGCAGAAAGGCACAGCGGGAAGACACGCTGCAGTCTTTCAAGGACGGCAACCTCGACGTGTTGATCATGCAGTACAAGGTTGGCAAGTTCGGGCACACGTTCACGCAGACCCGCACCGTGTACTACGCCGATCGCTCGTGGGACGCTGACGACATCGTCCAGTCGCTGCGCCGCGTGCGCCGCATTGGCCTCACGCACTCGCCCGTGTTGATCGTCCCGCGTTGCCCGGGCACGATTGATGACCTCGTAGAGAAGATCCTCGAAGGCAAGTTGACTTCGATCAGCAACGTGAGCAACGCTGACCTGATTGAGCTCCTACGCTCGCTTGGACGCGATGCCCGCTGACCGCGTCCCACGTGCGCTCCGGCGCGGCTGGCAGAACAATCGTCCTGCCTGGTCGCGCCGTTGTCGTTGGTACGAGTGGCGCAGCAATGAGGGCGTGTCGATTCGTCTGCAGTTCGAAACCCGCGACCTCACGACAGGAACGCGTAAGCGCGTGAACCGCTTTTACTCAGATGACGCGCTCGCGCTCAACGACATGGAGCGATTCGAGCAAGGCGAGTCATTGCGCGTTCTACGTAATGAAGCAGACACGTAACCGCTGCTGCGACCTCACACGCTGCCCGCTAAGCGGTTTCCACGGGTCAGCGAAGGGGATTCGTTGGACCCGCGTTTCTTAGCGCTTAGAACCGCTTAGATTGCCTCTGACGAACATCCCGACACATCTTTTCCCGCATTTTGCAGGAACTTCTCAACTTCGCATTGACATAGCAAGGAGGCACGCGATACGCTCGTTGCTTCGCGTTCAACTTGCAAACCCGACAAGGATGATACTCCTCGCTATTGACCCAGGAATCACCACAGGCGTCGCCCTCCTTGACTACGATGGCTCAGTGATCGAGTCATACGAAGTCAGCGGGGACGAGGCTTACGCGATCGTCGCCCTCATTGCGGAGCAGGTAAGCAATGAAGTCGTCATCGAGCGTGGTCCCGCAGCACGTAGCAATATCTTCCTAGATGAATTGGACGGGTGGCTTCGCGCCGTTTACCCAGACGCTCATTGGATGTACCCCGGTGAGTGGAAAGGCACGCCTCGGGCACTGCAAGAAGTGAATGGCGTCCCCTCGCACCACGCGAAGGACGCTGTCCGCATGGGACGTGAGTTCCTATTCCAGCGGGCGCTCACTTCGACGTGACGACAGCACGCAAGCGTTACAAGATTCGTAGTCGTCCCCAGGCACGAGGGCAAACCAACCTGATTCGTCCCGAACGCCCGCTCGACCTCACGAGAAGCGTTCGGGACATATCAGTTACAGAACGCGGAGCGTTCAGGTCGTGCCATCGTCGTTGGCGCCTGGAGGTCGTTGACAACCTGACGCCGAAAGCGCCCACATGGGCGTTCCAGTTTGGAACGGGCATCCACGCTGCGCTCGAAGCGTACTACGGAATCGTTGCGGGCACAATCAAGCCGAAAGGCGATCCACTCGACTACGTCCAATCCGTGTTCGAAAAGTGGTACCAACAAATGGACCACGAGCAGGCGATCCTCCTCGGTGGGTTGTATACGGACGAAGCGAAGAATGAGGTGTGGGAATTGCGCAACCTCGGCATGACCATGCTCACGAACTACGCTGAGTATTCAGCAGACATCGCAGAGCACGATCCTTGGGAGATCGTCGCGATCGAAGGCCGTGGCGCTGAAACCCTCGGCGCCGGTCCTCCGAAAGGATACCCGCCCGCGTTCCTCCAAGAAGGGCGCGTCCTTGTCCCGATCGTCAACCCGCGAACGCTCGAAGCGCTCCCAGGCATGCCGTGCCTGTCAGGTCGGATTGATCTGATCACTCGCCGGCGGGGCAAGTTGTGGGTTGTCGATCACAAGACGACAGCGACACAACCGAACGATCGAGGCATCGACTTCGAGGATCAGATCACGGGATACTCCTACATCGTGTGGCGACTCACGGGAGTCCTCGTACGTGGGACCATGTTCAATTACTTAGTCAAACAAGCGCCGAAGCCCCCGCGGCGTATCCAACCAACGAAGGACAACCCGACGGGCCTCAGCACCGCGAAGGATCAGTTATGCTTAGCGCGTGACTACAGGGAGGCGTTGATCGAGGGCGGGTTGATGGTGCGAGGGGAGATCGTATCGAAGAAGCATAGCGAGTGCTATGCTGCACTTCTCTCAACGGGGTGGGACCCGTACTTCAAGCGCTTTGAGGTACAGCGCAATCAGCATGAGATCCAATCGTTCGAGCAGCGCTTGTTCTACGAACGGGAGGACATGTTCAGGGCGTACGAACACGAGGAGTGGGCGTACCCGAACCCCTCAACTTGGCATTGTCCGTCGTGTTCAGTCGCACCGATATGCCAGGCAATCGAAGACGGATCAGACGTTGAGGGCATCATTGAATCGCGCTACATGCAAGCGCCCGACCGTAAGGTTGAGAGGTGAAGTGAAGTGGCGGAACAACAAGAAACGCTCACCGCTGAGTACGATCGCGACACGACGAAAGGCAAGCGTCGCTACCGCATCGAGAACGGAGTTGTGTCGGGTACCTTGTACATCGCGCCCGATGACCCGCGCGCCAAGTATGACAAACTCGTGGTCGAACTCAAACCAGCGGTGTAGGACGTGGAGGTCATATCGCCCACAGACAGGCGCTACTGCAAGGCGCTCATCTTTGCTCCTGCAGGCGCCGGCAAAACTGTCCTCCTCGGCACAGCACAAGCAGACGAGCGAACGTACCCAATGCTCCTGCTTGACTTCGAAGGAGGCACGGAGTCACTCGCAGGCCTTGACATCGACACCGTGCCGATCAGATCCTGGGAGGACTACAACCAGGCCTACGAAGCGCTTGCGAACGGCGACACCATGGAGTTCGATGACGACGACGGCGGGTACTCGATCGACTTCAGCGCATACCGATCACTCGGCATCGACTCGATCTCAGAGACGCACAAGTTCGCACTCCTAGAAATCCTCCGCAAGGAAGGCCCGTCGCGCCGCGACCCCGACCTTGTCGAGCAAGGCGACTACGGGCGCGCCACGACGCAGATGCGCCGCTTGTTGCGTGAGTTTCGCGACCTCGACCTCCACGTGTTCTTCGCTGCACACGCCAAGGAGATGGACGTCCCGCGGGAAGGGCGTGTTCGTGTGCCCGACCTCGCGGGGCAACTCGCTGAGGAGGTGTCGGGCCTCATGTCGATCGCTGGGTACTTGGCTCAGTTCGAGGATGATGACGGGTCGATGCACCGCACGCTCCTGCTGCACTCGTTTCCCAAGTTCAGGATCAAGGCACGAACACGATGGGGCGTTGAAGCGCCAGCAGAAATCATTGACCCGACGATCACGAAGATTCTCGACGCACTCGGGTACGGTGAGTCAACGTTCGAGCAACAGGGGTCGAGTCGCGGGAAGCAGGTTGAGGATGAGGTTCCAGAGGACGAACCCGACCGTCTTCCGGGGCGTGAGGCGTCAGCAGGCGCGCTAAGCGGTGAAGATGATAATTCCGACGTATCCCCTGGGGAGGAGGATTCTGAGCCGGAGAACGAGGCAGATGAGGTCGATCTGGATCTGACCACCATGACGCTACGTGAGATGAAGGCGTACGCGGTGGAGGCAGGCATCGACCTCAATGGCGCACGGACGCGCACAGCAGCACGCGACATCATCGAACGAGCAATGGAACCCTAACAAGGAAAAGGACAAGGACACCATGGGTTGGATGCGTGAACTTACTCGTCCGAGGTAAAGACACTAAATTGGTCAAAGACGCCACACAGGTCTTCATGTTCGAGATACCCGAAGACCCACGGTTCCGAAAGGGGTGTGTCATCGGAGATCCTATTCTCTGCACAGCAGCAAAAGCAATCGGACAAGAGCCTCATGTAGAGTTCGCATTCGTCGGCGCGAATGTCGCGATTGTCGAGTTCGATGCTGGAGACATCCTTCGCTATACACACAACGGGTTGATCCCCAAATCTCAGGATGACCTGTTGATGGCCCCTCCAGGAATCTACTACTTGATCCCACCTTGCCCGAGCAAATGCTTAGGTGCTCAACGCCGAGTAGGCACAGGCAAGAAGAAGAACCCGAATGCTGGACGGCGTAAGTCGTTCACATACACAACGGCAGGGCAATTGAGGAGCTGACCTAAGTATGGACAACGAACGAGAGGAAGACGCATGACGCGAGTCACCATCAACTTCAGTGAAGTCGAAGGCGGGTTTGAGCCTGTGCCCGAGGGGACGTATCGCTGCGAGATCGTCACGGTCGAATGCCGCGAGTCGAAGTCGTCTGAGAACGATTACCTGAACTGGGAGTTCAAAATCCTCGACGGCGATGGCGCCGAAGGACAGCACCTGTGGATGATCACGTCGCTGTCACCACGCGCGCTGTTCCGCCTCAAGGATGTGTTTGAGGCACTCGACGTCTTGGAAGACGAGATGAACTTGGACTTCGATGACGACGTGGAAATCACGCCGACTGCCGGCCCACGCATGCTGGAACCAGACGTCGAAGGGTTGGAGTGCGTCGTCGTAGTCAAGAATGAGATGTACGAGAACCGCGAGCGCAACCGGGTCAACGAGGTGCGCCCCGCCAAGGCGCAGAAGGTACAAAGCAGAAACGGTGGCGATCGCCCAGCGCGTTCGTCATCGCGCAGTGATAAGCCGTCACGCCGCGCGCTTCGGTAATCGTGGGCGTTCCTGCAATCCACGGTGAGGGCGTCCTTGGCAAGCAAGTCAAGGGCGCGCCCATCGGGCTCGACACGTTCGACCTCCCACCAACAGTTGTGGACGTGCGGTACACGTCAGATGAGGTGACCGCCTTGTGTCCCGTGACAGGACAACCTGATTGGTACACGGTCACGATTGCGCTCAGCGGGTCAGCACAGGGGATCGAGTCGAAGTCACTCAAATTGTACCTCCAGTCATATCGGAACGAAGGCCTGTTCTGCGAAGCGTTCGCTGATGAGGTCGCACGCGACATCGCAGCAGCAACAGGCGCGAACTCCGTCCTAGTCACTGTCAACCAGAAGCCGCGCGGGGGCATCGCGATCGAAGCACGTAGCACAGTGTGGAAGTCAACACTCGAAAAATTGGCAAGGTGTGACGATGGGGAAAGCAGTACTATCCAAGACGTTCCGATTCGAAGCGGCACATCATTTGCCGAATCACCTCGGGAAGTGCCGTGACCCTCACGGTCACTCGTACCGCGTCACCATCAACGTCGAGGGGAAGGTGGACAAGCGCCCGGGCGAACCGACAGAAGGCATGGTCCTCGACTTCGACACGATCAGAGTAGCATGGGAAGAACACCTGAAACCGATCCTTGATCACAAGGACCTCAATGAGCAGTTCGTGTTCGTCACGACCGCTGAGAACATCGCTGCGTGGATCTTGATCGCGTTCCGTGACCGCGGGATCAACGCACACTCAGTAGATCTGTGGGAGACAGAGTCGGCGTCCGTACACGTCACATACTCAGACGTGTGGGATGACGAGTCGATGTTTCGAGCGTTGACGGCAGCAGCAATGGCGGGAGGCGAAGTAAGGTGAGAGGCCCGCCCGTCGCTGAATTGTTCGGGCCGACAATTCAAGGCGAGGGAAAGTTCCAAGGCATGCCCGCGTACTTCATCCGCTTCGGAGGATGTGAGTATCGTTGTGAGTGGTGCGACACGCCACACGCAGTCCTGCCGAACGTCGTGCGCACGCTGCCCCGGATGACGACTGAGGAGATTGTCGATCGCCTCAGAGTACTCCCGCCAGGTCCGCAACTGATCGTCCTTACGGGTGGCAATCCTGTCCTCCACGAACTCGGTGACTTAGTCGATGAACTGCACACACTCGACTACATCGTGTCAGTCGAAACCCAAGGAGCGAAGTTCAAACCTTGGGTCATTTGGTGCGACTCGATCTGCGTGTCTCCCAAACCGCCGTCGTCTGGACATCTGAACGCAGCACAGGACCTCGCTCAGTTCATGGATCAAGCAAAGTCAACGGGCGGCATCGCTCACCTTTTCTTCAAGGTCGTTGTGTTCGATCAGCAGGATTACGAGTGGGCCCGCACGCTTCACATGGAGTACGACACTATACCGATGTTCCTGTCTGCCGGCAACGATGCAGGCAAGACAGTAGGCAATCCCGATCGAGTGGATGAGCGCTCACTTGACCAAATTGTCCGCGACCTGCTCGCACGAGCAAGGTGGCTCACAAACTACACGATGGTCGACCCCGCGATGAGCGACGTCCGGGTACAGACACAACAGCACGTCCTCTATTGGGGCAATGAGAAGGGGCATTGAGAAGACATGGTAACTGAACTATCAAACGGAGCAACCGATTCACCCCGCGGGTCCTTGAAAGATGCTTTGATGCGCATAGATTCCTGCGCCGATGAGATCCTCCACCAACTCACGAAACCAGGCACAAGCAGGGACCCAGTCAAGGCAATGGAGGATGTCCTCGCGCGATGCCAAGCGGTCAAGGTCAAGACAGAGCAGATCAAAGTACAATCATCCCATTGGCGCCTGTATGTCTGACGCATACAGTACCGAGGACCTGATCGCCGGCAGCGTACGCGAAATCTTAGAGTGCATACCCGACGGGATACGCGAAGGCACAGACGACACTCCGCAGCGCGTAGCGCGGATGTACGTTCGCGAACTGTTCGCTGGGTATGAGGTCGATATCAAAGAACTGTTCCGCACGTTCGACCATGAAGGGTACGATGGGATGATCGTGGTCAAGGACATCCCGCTCGTGTCACTGTGCGAACACCACCTTGTCCCGTTCGTCGGATGGGCGCACGTCGGGTACTTCCCAAACGGCAATGTCCTTGGGTTGTCGAAGGTCGCTCGCGTCGTCAACGCCTTCGCCCGTCGCCTTCAGATACAGGAGCGCCTCACGCGCCAAGTCGCCGACGCAATGGAGGAATGGCTACACCCACGCGGGGTGATCGTCGTCGTAGAAGCAGAACACATGTGCATCACCATCCGCGGTGCGCAAGCGCCCGGGACCCGCGCAATCACCTCGGCGGTGCGTGGGTTGTTCAACACGAACACTGAAGGCGAGAAAGAAGAATTCTTTCGCCTGATCCACCGATAGGAGATTACTGATGGATGAATTCCCGATCTTGAGGTTCTTCGAGTATGAACATTTGCCGCTTGCCAGTCAGGCGATCAGCATTCCGTTCCACGATCTCGCACACCGAATGGTAGACGCTTTGCCTGCCACGGCCGAAGTCAGCGCTGGGTTGCGTAAGTTGCTCGAAGCCAAGGATTGCTTCGTACGCGCTGGGCTGTAAGACGTGGACGTTGAAATCTGGATCTGCCCGCGGTGCCTGCGTTACTACGCAGCAAGCGGTGCTGGTGACTTGACTGCCCAAATGAACACAGACGAGAAGAACCGCCCGACGTTCCCGCGCTCACGTTGTCCTACTTGCGAAATACCACGGGTCCTACATCACGTCGAAGTACAAGTAGAAAGGCAGGAATGATGGATACGATTGTACTGCTAAGCGGAGGACAGGACAGCACGACGGTTCTCGCCTGGGCGTTGCGCGACCTCGGGGAGGCGCGGACAGTATCATTCGACTACGGGCAACGCCATCGTGTCGAACTCGAACAATCAGAGAAGATCTCGAAGACGCTTGGCGCTCAATCGCACATCGTCCTTCCAGTCGAAGCGCTCAAAGTCCTCGGCGGTGCAGCGCTGACAAATGACGGGATCGCAGTAGAAGCGGAGGCAGGACCTGACTCGCTCAACATGCACGCGTTCAACCATGGATTGCCGTCAACGTTCGTGCCCGGGCGGAACATGTTGTTCCTCACGCTCGCTGCTGCGTACGGTGCGAAGTTCGGGATCTACGATCTCGTGACCGGAGTATGTGGACAAGACCGCGCGGGGTATCCTGACTGCCGCGCTGAGTTCGTCACAGCAGCGGAAGTCGCGTTGACAGCAGCGCTCGATGAGAAAGTCACGATCACTGCACCGCTCCTCGACTACACGAAAGCCCAGACATGGTCGCTCGCAGAAGAGTTAGGAGTCCTTGATGTCATCATCGAACTCACCCACACCTGCTACCACGGCGAACATAACCTCAGGTTCGAGTGGGGATTCGGATGCGGCGTGTGCCCCGCTTGCGAAGAACGCGCCCGTGGGTGGGAAGAGTACGTTCATCCGACCATCATCAATCCTCGCTGAAGCAGACGCGATCGTCTCGGGGGAGCGCTGGGAAGAACATGGGCATCCCGCACCTAACCTCGAACGTGTCGCTGGCATGTGGCGAGCGACGTTCGGATGGGACGCTACGGGGGAGGACGTTGCACTTGCCATGATCCTGTTCAAGGTTGCTCGCGCCAAGGCCGGCCACACGCGGGACAACCTCGTAGACATCGCCGGATACGCCCGAACTATCGAGATGATATGGGACCTGAGCAATGAAGACGGCACTGATTCCTCCCGTACCTGACCTGACCCACCACGCGACAACAGACATCCACCTGTTGCTATCGCACCTGACGCACTACCCGGGTTACCTTGATTTCTACCGCAAGCGCGGACGACAAGGCGATTACCTGATCTTGGACAACAGCGCCCACGAGCATGGGCACGGCAACAGAGCACAGGAACTGCTGTTTCAAGCGATGGTCGTCGGAGCACACGAAGTCGTCTGCTCAGATGTGTTGTTCGACGCACACGGCACAGCTCAGGCGTCTGAGGCGATGATGCGCTACATCTCCTCCGACTACGGTTGGGAGTCGTACATGACGGCAGGATCGCCGCGCCTGATGCTCGTCCCACAAGGTAAGACGGAGCGCGAAGTCGAACAATGCCTCCACCGTCTGATCTTCCTGTGGACGGTTCACATGGAGCGATTGTCAACTCATCCGCCCGTGATCGGAATCTCGAAGGACTACGACGACGAGATCATGGACGGCGGGATCGCGGGGTTCATTGCGAAGTACTGTGAGCCGATCCGAAACCGTCTCAACATCGACGTCCATTGCTTGGGGTGGCCGAAGAACCTATGGTCGCTTTCTGAAGTGCACCGCCAGGCGCCGTGGGTGCGCTCCGTTGACTCGGCCAAACCGTTCGTCTACGCTCGTGCGGGCATCCGTCTCGAACCAGGAGGCGACGTTCCGACGTACCCTCATCGCACCCCCGATTACTTCAATACCGCATTAGGTCGATGCACTAACATTGCCCAGGTCAACGTCGAGGTGTTTCAGGCCGCTGCAAGCAACGAATTGATCTTGGCGACCTAGAAAACCAAAAGTTGGAAATTGCAGGGAAGAAGCTCAAAGATTATTTTTTGGACGTAGCATAGGGGCACGACCCGCAAACCGCTTAGAACCGCTTACAACGCGTCTGAGGCATAAATGGGAGATTTCTGTGTAACTGACCGGTGTCGATCGTGCCCGATCACAAAACCGGCACAGATCACCCGGCAAAACCCGGGAGCAGACATCGCGCTCGTAGTCGATTTTCCGACGTACGAGGACACCGTTCGCGGCACATTCCTCCAAGGTCAATCGGGCATCCTCGCACGTCGCACTCTTGAGGAGTATGGCATCGACGTGGACGATTGCTACATCACGTCAGCGCTCAACTGCAAACCCGCGAAGGACAAGAAGGGCGCGCTCAAGAACGCCATGCTGTCGTGTCGTCAGCGCCTTGTAGACGAACTCCACGAGGTCAACCCCACGAAGGTGCTGTCCCTGGGCCCGCTCGGCTTCTCCGCACTTAGATCAGCGCCTGATAACTATCCGATCACGAAGGTCAGAGGACGCTGGCATCGCTGTTTCGGGATAGACGTACTCGCGACGTTCTCACCTGTCACCCTCATGGGCGCGTTTGAGTATTTCCGTGACTTCGAGTGGGACGTCCAAAAGTTCGCGACGACGCAACCTGAACCTACGCCCCGCGTGGAAATGTGGGTGCCGGACACGATCGCAGAGGCACACCTTGCGTTCGATTACATCTCCGGCGCTTCGTTCGTCTCCCTCGACATCGAATCAACAGGTTTCTCGCCGTACCGCAACGAACTGCTCGCCGTCGGCCTCGGTGTGCTGTTCGAGGATTCAACGGACGGCGTCTCGATCGTGTTCGACAAAGACCTACTCGACAGTCGCGACGTATGGGAGGAGTTCGAGTACCTCCTTCAACGCGAGGACCAAGCGACCGTCATGCACAACGCCAAGTTTGACCTCAAGTGGATGAAGGCATCGCTTGAAGCAATGGGCCTTGAGTTTGTGCCCCGTCGCATCGAAGACACGATGTTGCTCAACTACTGCCTCGATGAGCGGGCGATGGGGCAATTCCAGTCGCACTCGCTCAAGAACATGGCGCGCGTTCGCTGCGATGCTCCTGACTACGACATCGAGATGGGCAAGTGGATCAAGGCGTGGACCGTTGCGAACGACACACAACGAGACATCCTGCGTGCGAAGATGCGCACGTACCTCTCGCTCGACTGCTACTACACAGCGCGTTTGTTCTCGCAACTACCGGACGAGGTCGCGGAGGAATCCATTGGCCTCATGTCACTCTACACCAACCTGTTGATCCCGGGCGCGCTCGCATTGTGCGACATTGAGTCCCACGGCGTCGCGATCGACCGCAAGTTCTACGAAGACACGTGGGCGACGATTCAGGAACGTGCCGCGCCTATCCTCGCCCGCGTTCGCGAGCAAACGGGCCTTGAGGAGTTCAATCCGAACTCCCCGCAACAGGTTCGGAAGTACCTGTACGAGATCAACGACCTGCCCGTCCTGCGCACCGCGCGGCGCGGCAAGTTGCAGGAAGGACCGACATCCAAACCGGTCCTCAAAATGTTGAAGAAGGAGTTCCCGTCCTACGCCCAAGTGATTGACGACATCTTGGAGTACCGAAACCTCGTCAAGACAGCAGGCACGTACGTCAAGGGGATGATGGATCGCGCGGACGACGATGACCGCATCCGTGGTGACTTCCTGCAGCACGGCACGTCAACAGGTCGCCTGTCGTCATCTAACCCCAACCTGCAGAACATCCCGGAGACATCCCACACGAAGATCGAGATCCGGAACGGGTTCGTCGCGCCGCCTGACTTCGTGCTCCTCAACGCTGATTACTCCCAGCTTGAACTGCGACTCGCTGCTCACCTCTCGAACGATGAAAACTTCTCCGCCGTCTTCATCGAGGGACGCGATCCGCACCAGGAGGTTGCGTTCGCATTCTTCGACAAGCCAGAGGATCAAATCTCGCCTTACGAACGCTACATGGCAAAGTGCGTAAACTTCGGCGTCGCATACGGTCGAGGCGCCGAGTCGATTGCGCTCGGCCCGGAGATGGAGTACGTTGAGGAGATCGGCGGGCAACGTTGGTCGGTTGAGCAGGTCAAGCAATTCTTCACTGCGTACTTCGATCACTTCCCAGAATTCCTCGCGTGGTGCGAGGATCAGAAGCGCTTTGCTTATCGACACCAGTACGTCGAATCGCCTCTTGGCCGCAGACGACGGTTCCCGTTGATCCTGCGCAACGACGCCGGCGCGGTCGGCAGGCAAGCAGTGAACACACCGATCCAAGGCACAGCAAGCGACTTCACGTTCAGCGCGCTCATCCGCATCCACAAGCGTTTGTGTGACCTCAACGCTCGCTGTGGGCGTGTTGTCGCCTTCATCGTGTCGACTGTCCATGACTCGCTGCTGATCGAATGTCATAAGCGCTACGTCAGGAAGGTTACCGCGATCGTGCACCAGGAGATGGAGAACGTCCCACTTGCATCACGCGTCCCCTTCGAGTGTGAGGTGAAGATCGGAACGCGGTGGGGCGACCTACACAAGATCGACAAGGAGGAGGACGTTGCGATCGCTACAGCGTCCGACGACTGATAGCAGGTCGTCTCCGCCATCGCAGCAGGACGCTAACAGGAAGCTACGCCCGGTCCCCCGCAATCCCCTGAATTCGCGGTTCTGAGGCTTAGATCGCGTTAGCGCGCCTCACCCAGGCAGTGGGGCGAACTCAGCGATTTGCTTGCCCGCTTCACCGCCCGACCAACCGCTTTGACCTCTTGACTGCCAGCAGTGCGCAACGTTCCCGTCTGCGTAGCGGCAGAAGACCTCAAGTGTGCCTGTCGCTGACAACGACGCAGACAGACCTGCGATCTTCTTCTGGGTCTTCGTGAACACGTCGCCGTCGTTCCACTTCGTTTCGCCTTTACGCTGGTAGCGATAACGGACGGTTTGCTCATCGGTTTCGACCCACCATACGTGAAGCGTGCCGCCATCGGACACACCTGATGCGACCATTTCTTTCTCCTTCTCTCGTTGTGGCGGTTTTGGCGGCGACGGTGCCGTCCCGCCACGAGCCATACTCAAAACCCTGTCCATCGGGAATCCGGTACCGCAATCGTGGTGACCGCCTCCACGTGGCCCAAGATCGACGTGTTGGCAAACGCCTCGTCCCGCTACCTGCGCCTCAGAGGCAGAGAGACGCCTGATTGGAATGCCGAAGTGCGCTGCCTCCTCAGCGATCCATGCAGCACAGTTTGCGAGCATGTTCGGATGACGATCCCACTCAGCAGTCGACCAAGCGGCGAACGCACACAGCTCGATCGAGACGGCTACTGCGTTGAAGTCAGATTGTGTCCACGCCTTGTTAGGACGGTGAACATACTCACCGATCACGCCCGCCTTGTCATCCGCGCCGACGTGCGACGACGCCTGCACGTTTCCTTGGAAGAACCCGCCGAGCGATTCGATCGTCCGCGCGCCCTCTGCCGTGTGCAGCACGATCAAGCGCACGCCTCGCTCGTTCCGGGATGAGTAATTGGGACTAGGAATCCAAATACGCCTGAGCGCCATCAGTCCTCCCTAAAGCGCCTGCCACGCCGCGTCTCAGCAGCGATACGGCGAGGATCGTTTTCCCTGAGGAATCGGCCATCCTCGTCGTCATCCAACGGTCCGGCGTGGGGATCGCTTGGTTCGTTGTCTGGTGCAGGATTTGCCTCGACCTCAATCTCAACCTCGACCTCGACTTCTACCTTGGGCTCGTCATTCATTGTCATCTCCATTGCCGTTGCCGTTGCTGCCGTTGGGCGTTGCTGGCAGTCGTTGTAGCCATTGGTCAACAGGCACAAGGCCGATCAAAACAGCACCCACGATGATGTAGGGGATATTCGTGCCTGTCGCAAGCACGGAGTAGACGATCAAAATGACCCCGAGGCTGAACATGAGGACAACACGAGCTTGATTGAACCATCGGTAGAATCCTTCACCGCCGCGTTCCGCGAGTTGGTCAATCGACGGATTCACAACTCTTCTCCGATCCCCCCAAGGTCTTTGCGTGCCTGCGAAGCATGCTCCGCCGCGACTGCCGCATCGTTCGCACGTTTGGTCAGAAGTTCCTTCACGATCACGCGCTGCTCTGCCGCAATTGCGAGGTCGTCCTTGCCCTCCCAGCGTTCGTCGTCTGCGTCCCACACGATCTCCTCCACCTGACTGATGAACTCAACCTCCTCCTCGTCAATGATTTCCACAAACGTAGTGCCAAATACCAAGCGGTACACGTTCGCGTCGGCGTCGAAGTGATGACCTATGACCACTGTCTTGCTCATTACGAGATCCTAACTATGTAGCAGTCACACTCGTATGGCCCCAGATTGTTGTGTGTTCCACTCCCGCCATCGTTGCCAATGGCGTGCAGATGGTTGATGTCGTCGTTCTGAATGCTAGCGCTGATCCCAGTTGGTTCCGTGTACATCGGCAACGTGCCGCCGTCGATGTACATTGGCCAACCGCCAGAAGCAACAGTCGAAGCGCGATACGCGAATGACGCGCCACCGTTGTTCACGTAAACCTGTTCCGGGATCGGGTGACTGTGGCCCGGGTCACTCCAGTTGAGGCCGTGCGCGTGTGGGTTGTTACGATCCATCCAACCTGTGCCGCCACCATGACTATGAACAGGCATTTCCCCGTTAGCAAGCAGGTGCGTGACCTCGCCGCCTTGCTGCCCGCGCCCGATTTGAGCATGGGCGTTGTCTGACAATCCTGGACCCGTGCCCATGTTGATCGCGCCGACCGAATGCTTCCCACGTTTGTCCGGGATCTTGACCTTGTTGTTGCCCGGGTCAGCGCCACCGTTGTAGGCGTGCCCCGTAACAGCAAAGAACGCAGGATACTGTGTGCGGTCGATCAACCTCCCATCAGCTACGATCCAAGCACCCGGGATGGGATCGCCGTTGCCTGAATAGGAAGCGATCGTCCCGACGGGCACGCCTGCGCCAAGACGGGGGTCATTACCAGCGCACGCTTGCTGAGCGCCGCTGCCGAGTGTACGGCGCGACGGCGTGCCAGGCGCTGCGTCTGCAGCGAGTGCTAACTTCGACTCCGCAATTGCTGCGTTTGCGTCAACGTCCAAGTCCATGATGTCGAGTGGAGCAAGCTTCGTCTTTGCAACGTTCGCGTTTGCAGCGAGGTCCGCGTTTGCGATTGCGCCACGTTTCGCTGCCTGCGCGTCAAAGGTATCCGTAACCCCGTTGACCTGATCCCAGAAGTCAGCAGGATCGTTGCCTGAAAACCTCGGCGCCGCGAAGTTCGGAGACGTAGGTGGCGTGCCTGTGCCCACCACCGTTGTGTACTGTGATGGGCCTCCAGTCGACATCAACCACTCCTTCTCAATTTGGCTTCAATGCCCGTCTGGGCCGTATAGGTGAAGGTACGGATGAGTCCTTTGAACGCCCCTTCCTGCGTCTCCGGCAATCCGATTGCCTCGACCGATTCGAACAGGTGCCCCCGTAATGCGTTCATCTCCTCACGCACTACCCCGATGGTGTCGTCATTCCTGGGCGATCCCACTGGGACGACCCCGGCCTGAACCCGCGCACGGCGCCCCACGTCGGGAACGCTGCTTTGACTGCGTTCCACGTTGCGTAGGTTTGGTGAATGTCTAGCCATTTAGGACCTACCTCTGTTTCGTAGTTGCATACCATGTCCGCCGGAATGACGGTGAGGAGATCCTGCCACACCTGAGCCGGGTCCGGAGTTTGATCGGTGTAAGTCACGACAGTAAAGTTGTCGCCGTTCGGGTCAACCGTACCATCGCTCTTTGTGCGCTCAAGGAGCTGCACAAGGCGATCGCCTGTCAAAGTTCGCTGGGCAGCGCGTGCAATCGACACGGGTGTTCCCCGCCGTTGGTTCGGCCCATCAACGATCCAGGCCCGCGCTTCCACTTCAGATATGCCAGCGGGCAGCGACTCACCAACCCATTGCGCAAGGTACGCGGTGCCGTACGGGTACGGCGTGCGGTCAACGTCAAGAAGGATGCACCATCCTCCTGTGCCATCGCCAGTCGGGTCATCGAGCGTGTAGACTTCAACCTGCGTAAACATCGACCCGAGAGCATCGAAGTAAGTAGACAGGTCACCTGTCAGTTGCGGGGCAAGGTCGTTCTTGAGCTCATCGCTGATCGTACCTGAGGACTCAGGCGGCTCAACGAGAATATTTACGGGACCTGAAGTGCTCATTGTGCTGTACCTGTCATTGTACCTGGTTTTGGCAATGGAAACGTGCCGGGAAGAGTCAACGAACCATTACCAGCAGCGCCTGCGATTGTCAGCGACTGCACGTATCGCACGCCAAGAACCTGCGCCGTGATCTGCCCGATGAGCCAGTTAGGCCTGATCGTTGGGTCGTTGATCCACTGCACGCCCGATTGCCCCGCCGTTGGCGCACCGTAATACACAGGACTAAGCAATTGGCTCAAGTAGGCGTTCGTACGGTTCACCATGTCCGTGGGATCATAACCGGGGTACATGACGATTGAGTAGGTAACACTGACCGTCGTGTATTGAGGATCTTCGATTTGGACGGTGATGTTGATAAGGCGGTTCTGATTGACCAGAGTCGTGTATGTGTCCTTGATCGACTGCGGGACCGGGTTCCCGCTAGCGTCTGCGAGCGCGACCTGGATTTGCCTCGCCTGGTTGCCGATGCACACAGCACGTCCGATACCGCCTTGGAGTAGCGCAAGCGCCACGTAGTCAGCAGCGGTGACAAGCGTACGTCCGCGAAGTTGCAGTTCAAGGATAAGGCGGGTCGTGTACTGGTTGTCATCATCCGGGTCTGTTGCATCAGCAGTCGGTCCACCGTCGACTGCGATCGACGCAACAAACGCCGGCATGGAGATAGGAACGACAACGGAACCTGGAAGGCCATTCGCTGCTGTCGTCCACAACGTACTCTCAACCGGCACATGACTGACCGATGTCGAACCAGGAGGCACGACCGTATCATTGCTCAACTGGAACGCGTAACTGTCGATCTCAAGTTGAGCACCACCTGGCACGGTGTATCCAGTCGCGTCGACCATCGCCATGGTGACTGTTGTGAGCGCCGGCGAACCTTGACCATACGGGATGCCGAGGATCTTCGTACCATACGCACGCAGCGCTGCTGCGGGCATTTGACCCGCTGTCTCACCGCACGCAGCCGCCATTGGTGCGACTGCCTCGATCATCATGGTTTCCATGTCCGCTTCGTTAGGCTCCCAGTCGGGCCACGCGTTCTGGAGGACGCCGATTGCGTTGTCCTGCAGCCACTGAGGCGTTGCGACGAACGGGATGTCTACGAAAGGTGGGCCTGGTGAGGTTACGCTCATTGGTTACTCCGTTTGGATCGAGACGTCATAGCGAACATGAGCGATGCCTTGATTGATCAAGTCGGTGTACTGCGACGGATTAGCGTCTCCACGAGGTTCCCACTTCTGCATCGCTGCGCTGATCCCACCGAGGTCAATAGGGATGTTGTCGAACATTGGCCATGGGATGCCAAATTCAGGCTTCTCAACACGCGACCCGATCGGCGTTGAGACGACCCGAGCCTCACACGCGACCACGTGTTCGACCGTGTCCTGCTCAACGTATAGCCCCCGTGTGAACGGGAAGCCCCAATGCGGGTTGTCAAATTGAGGCGTTGCCATTACGCCGTCGAAGCTGCCTCGTGCGTATGAGTGATCGTGAACTCCTCAACTCCGCCCGACCCACTTTTTCCAGATCCTGCAACAGGCAGCACCCACACAGTATCTGCACCGTGAAAAAACCCGTACTCAAACGCTGTGTCCAATGCTTCCTGCGAACTGTCTGCATTGACGATGGCACATTGAGCGCCCTGAACTACTGGAGGCGGGAGCGAGCCTTCAGGCGTAAACGGCGCTTGCATACGCGTAAACAGTACAAACTCAGCCATTCAATCCTCCTTCAATACTTGATCACGTAATTGACTGCCTCATACGGAGGCAGATTGTTGTGGGCGTTCCCGCTGCCGTCGTTTGCGATCGACAACGCTGGGACACTGAGGCTAGGAACAGATAGACCCGGGACGCTGAGACCTGGAACACTGAGGCTAGGAACACTGAGTCCCGGAATGCTGAGCGCCGGCACAGAGTGATTGTGATTCGCGCTAATCCCACTCGTCGTCCCGGAAAAGTTGTGGTTGTGGTTTTGGTTCTGTGTCGCAGTCGTGCCGCTGTATGTGTGTTGGTGGGCGTAGTCGTTGTACTTGCGGTTGTCGCCGCCGACGAGCGTTGCTCCCCAGGTGATCGCTACGAAGTTCGCCCCGCCTGTGCAAGACCAGACGTTGTATCCCTGAACGCCGTTCCACTGTGAGACGTCAGACGTCGTGCCCGAGTAATTGTGGTTGAAACCCTGATTCTCGGTCGCCGTTGTTCCCGAGTACGTGTGCGTATGGTCGTTCGACACGTACCCCGTTGTGCCTCCTCCTGTTGAGCTACCTCCTGTCGTACCCGTGCCAGTCGATCCACCGCCCGTCGTGCCCGTGCCTGTTGTGGCCGTGCCCGTCGTACCTGTGCCCGTCGTACCCCCGTGCTGATGAACCGGCATTTCTGCCTTGCTCAACGTATGTGCTGCCTCGCCACCTGTTGAACCAAGCGGATACGTTGTACTAGCGCCGATCGGCATTTTACCTTGCCAGTTCGGCAAGTTGAACGTCGTGCTCCCGTCACCAGGACCGTACTTCGTACCAATCAATGCGAACAGCGCAGCGGTGGTCCCTGTTCGAGGCACCGCCTGACCGTTGCACATCCCCCACCCAGGAGGAGCAACTGCCGCCACTGTCATCTTCACATCCCCGACGTTGACACCAACGTCCGCGCTATTGACCAACGAATCGACACCCTCCCACATCGGGACCCACGCGTCACCAGTCGGGTGATCGAAGCACACGACACACGAGGCACCAACAGCAGGCAACGTCTTCCCGCGCGGCGACCAATTACCCGGTGGAACCTCGTATGTGTACTGCGACGTATACCCGACCAGCATGACCTCCATCGAGTCAGTCGCTGACTGAGGCGGAACAGCAACAACTGCCCGCGCTACATTCGGCTGATCTGCATGACCCGGGCCACCAACAATACCGGTATAGTCAGTGATGCCCATTACAACCCCTTAGCACCTTGCTGCTTGAGCCACTCACGAATTGACTTGCCTGCCGGCGTTTCTTGACCTTCAGAATATCCCGTGGTTGACTGCGCGAGCGTTTGCCACGTTGCAGTCCCCCACCCGAACTCGAATCCCGTGCCCGAGTCAGCAAAGTTGCAGATCGTATCGCCCTGCCCGAGCGTTTGCCCTTTAGACGCAAGGTTCGTGATTTGCTCCGCGATGTACTGGTACTTACCTTGGTCAGGCCCGTCGAGGAGTTGCCACCAAATGTACGGTTGTCCTGAGTACCAGTTTTGCTGAATATCCACGATCCTGATCTTGCCCGGCGCCACGATCTTCGCTCCCGGCGTCATGTGCCCGTCAATACCCATATCCACTCGACTAAACGTCGCGCCTGCCAGCGGGTTGACATACCCACCTGTCCCGACCTGATTCGTCGTTGTCGCAGTTTTCACCTGTGGCGCAGGTTCACGCGTCGGCAATGAAGGTTGTTTGAGGGTGAACTTGGAATCGAGGTTCGCACGATCTCGGTCAATCTGCGCAACCAGCCACCTGCCTGGCAGTTTGACCGTTGAGGCAGTCGTAGCGGTGCCAAAACCTTCGACCGTGAGTACGTCGCCCGCTGCAAACTCGAACGGGTCGCAGAACAGCGACACGGTCATCTGCGTACAGATCGCTCGTGCGTCCCAGTTGTATGTCCAGTCGGTGATCGGCTCAGTGCCACGAACAAGATGCGCTGCTGGCTTCGCACGTATCAGTTGCGGTTCGGGGTCGTAGTACATGCGATTGCCAATGAGGATCAATGGCCAATTGACCTCCTGTGCGAGTCGCTGCATAGCGTCCCAGTACGATTCGTTGGAGTTCGTTGACGTGCCCACCGTGAAGTAGTATGGCTCAACTGTCGTTGTCGTTGTCGTCACAGCGCCTGCGCCTTGAGTCGCGCCTCCTCCTGCTCCAACGATCGCTGCTGCTTCTGCAAGGCCTTTCGCTTGTCCTCCTGTCCCCCACTGGTGACCGTACGAATCGCCGTGACTGTTGTTCCACACGGCGTTCGCCTCGACTTCGTTTGCGATCATCCACACAGGATCGCCACGCTTTGCACACGCAATCGCGCCGCCCGCCTGAAACCCATACTGCCCCGTCAGGTACGCATGCGCCTCAGCAGAAACGTTGTGGGGGTCAGGCGACGACAAATCCTGCCACACGCCGCCACCAGGCGCTACCGTGATGCCCGACTCGCCCATCGCTGAGTACATCATCGCTTCAAGCGCTGCCTGTGGCGCGCCCAACTGCGAGCCTACTCCCAGGGCGATGTTGATGATCTGCATTTGAGACGTCGTCAACGGGACGCCCTTACAGGTGAGCGTGCCGGCGTTTGCGCCAAGGCCTACACTCTTCCGCCCCTTTTTCGTAGCCGCTGCTGGGTGTTTGAGTGACGACGACGTGGACGCTTGTACCGCGCCGTCGACCGCCTGTTTATGGTCTAGTTGCTCACAGTAGAATTCCAGGCCCGGGACGTGCGATGCCAAGCGCCTGAGGAACTGCGCCCGCGTCACCTGACCGCGTTGTGCTTTGATCGGCGCGAGCTTCGGTGTCGCCTTGGGATTGATGCGGGTGAGTTGGTCGGCGTACCAATTCCAGAACGTCATCTGGATGGTATGATCCTTGCCTAGCGGGGAAACCTGCGTGCATACCCAACGGAAATCAATCCCGTTGGATTGACTAGGAGGCGGGTACACGAGTTCGATGCGATCGAGGATCCCATCCTTGTCAGTGTCGAAGAACCCAGAATCGAGTAGGTGCCACTGAGGATCAATAAGCGTGATCGTTAGCGACGGCGAACCAATGTTGATGCTCTGCGTTTGGATTGACGTGATCGCTTGTTCCAACTGCTGCGTCGAGATCTTATGCCCGTTCTGCTTTGCTGACGCTGACAGGTTCCCAGCGATCAACCCAACGTCCGGGATCATTTGTCCCGTGACTGGTGACAGTTCCTTGAGGTCGGAATATACGCTCGTCGTACTCATTTGTGCCGTCGACTTGCCTTCGCCTTCGCACGGTCAACAAGTGAGGTTTGCAATGTGTGGGGCGTGTACTCCCACATCGTCACGACAGCCGATTGCTGGATGCGACGACCGCTCCTGTTGCGCCATGGTTTCGTATCCCACTTGATCGCCTCGATTCGCCACAGCGGCGAACCTCCATTGTGCAGCGACGCGTTCCACTGATAGTTCAGCGGGATGAGGGGCACGACCTGACCCTTGTTGTCCGTCGTCGTCAAGCGGATGACTGGGGGTGCGCCGCGTCCCGAACCTGAGAAGTTCCCGCGCCCCGCCATGCGCTCAAGCGCCATGATGTCCATCTCTATGCTGAGCGCGTTCGCGTAATCCTCAGCAAGGAACTGCACAGGCACGTCCATGGTGAGCGGGTTGTAACCCATGAACTGCGAAACGCCCACAAGGCCTGGGCGCGCCACAACCTGAAGAATCGCGTATCCGTCCGTCACAGTAGGCGCCGCCATGTCGTCGCCCATCACGTCCACCGTCTCGCCTGGCTTGAGCGAGTTCGGGATCTTGACTCGCGTATTGTGCTTGAACCGGTAGAACGCAGACACGTGGTTGATTCGTGCGATGTCCTCCCTAAATTCCGTGTGTCCCAACTGCGCTGCGATGATCGCGCAATTATGTCCCTTCCTCGCCGTGATCCAGAAGAATCCCGTCCGCCCGACGAAGTGCTGAATCGCGAACGTGATAAGCTGCGCCCCGCCGATAACAGGATCAGTTCGCCTGGGCATCAGCGCAACGCTAATTGCCGCGTGCTTGCGCGGGCGATCGCTTGTGCCATGACTTGCCCATCGACCATGAGGTAATTGTGGATGACAACCTCCCCGCTTGCTTGCGTCCCGCTCGGTTGCACGACAGTGCCCGTTGGCAGGTACACGTTCTCAGGCCCCTTCTCACCGACTGTGAACATGCCCGGACGATCGACTTGCCCGCCTGACTGCAACCCGAGGAACGACCCAACCGAACTTACTGCGCTCGCCGCACCGCCAACTACGCTCTTACCTGCGCCGATAACCGAGCTTGCGGCACCAACAATCTTGTTGATGGGTCCAAGGATCTTGTTGATGATCGGCGTAATCTCACCGACCAACCATTTGATGATGCGGACGATCTCGTGCACCACCGTCTGCACGAACGACCATAGCGCTTTGAACGGCGCGAGGAAGATGGCAGTGAGCGTTTTCCACACCGATGACAACACGTGGACAGCGTCATTGACTGCACCTTTGATCCAAGAAACGAACGATGACCAAGCGCCAGTGATCGCGTGAATGACTCCCATCACAACGCTTTGGATTGTTTTCCATGCAGCTTCGAAGAATGTTAGGAACATCTTCCAGTGTGTGATCACGAACACGATCGCTGCGAGGAACGGTCCCCCGAGGATAAGCGCCATGCCCGTGACCACGAGTTTCCAGTGGTCACCGATGAAGTCAACCACGTCGGTGAATATCTGCTTGATGAGCTTCCACGCGTCGTTCACGAAGTCACGGAACCACTTGACCTTCATGTAAAGGACAACAAAGATGGCAATCAACGCGACAATTGCCGCGATCACGAGGAACACGGGATTGGCGAGGAACGCAGCGTCCAGGCCTTCCTGCGCGACCGTTTGCTCCTCAGTTAGCGCCGTCTGCTCTGAGGTCATCGCCTTGATGATCGACTGCCACAGGTTGTAGACCTTCATCGCTCCCGTGGCAACAAGGTACGCTGTCGTCAGCGCGGCCATCGTGATCACGAGGCCTTCAAGAATCGACTTGTGCTGAGCAAGGAACTTGATCACTGCCTCGACCATCGGGAGGAACGTCTGCCCGAGAGTTGTTGACATGACCTCCATCTCATGCGTGAGGTCCGACCACGAACCTTGCGCTGACTTCGAGTACGCTTCCGTTGATCCTTTGAATTTGTCCTGAAGCGCCCGAAGCGTTACAAGGCGTGTCGCGTTCTGATCCTGCAACTTCGCTTGCTCGCGCTGGTACACGGTCGCTTTGACACCCGATGCCGTCAACGCATCCTGCGCTGTCGTCACCTTCGGGATGTTGATCCCGAGCCTAGCAAGGCCCGTCGATCTGCCCATTTCTGCCTGGGACACGAGTTTGACCGCCGACTCAAGTGAAAGGTGACGAGCGCGGGCGATGTCAGTCGCCAAATTGAGATTGTGCATCGCCGTCGTTGCCTTCTCACCAGCAGTCGTGAAGTTGGTCAGCGCCTGGATTTCCTCCGTTGGCGCGAACCCACCTGCCTGCGACAATGCGTCCGCCCCTTCAGTCATCGACTTCATTGCCGGCGTGACCGATTGGTGCGTGTTCTTGAGCGCTGTTGCCAAGTTGTTCTGCGTCTGTTGCAACGCCAATGTCTGCTTTGCAACTTCACCGATCCCAAGCGCGAGTCCCCCAAAGGCAATGCCAGTAGCAATGCCTTTGAGGCTTTTCATCGTTGACCCGAACCCACCCGCCGCCTTTGACGTCTTGACGGATTGAGCCTCGACCCCTTCCATCGAACGAGTAACGCCGCTGATCTCAACCTCAGTCGTCGCGCCGCCTTCGGCACGCATGCGGATGATAAGGGTGTCCTCAGCAGGCATTACTTAGCAGCTTCGCGGGCACGTTCGTTCGTGGCGTTGACCATCTTCGTCACCGACGACAACCACAACATGTAGTCGGGACTGTCGTTGGAGAATAGGTGCCACGAGTCGAATCCTATTTGGAGAACAGCAGCGTTGTGCGCCAGGAGCGTTACTTCGTCGCCGGAAAATCCCGCTCAAGCTCGCGGTCCATGTCCATCCGCTGACCTCCCATCCATTCCTGCCAATCGTTCCACAGCAGCGGGATCGCCTCTGCGCCGAGAAGCGCGAGCAATGCCTGGCGTGGCGTCGCATCGTCGCGAAGGTCATCGGCAAGGACAAGCTCAGCGAGCGAATTCCACGAGTAGTCCTTCGGGATGCCTTCCTCGTCGTCCGACGACCTGAGTTCGTAGAACCCGACCGTCGCCGCAAGGATCGCATCACAAGCAGTGTAGAGTTCCTTCAACGCTGCGTTCCGCTGTCGCTTGTTGCGCTCGAACAGCGCACGCTGCCCCTCGTACCCGATCACACGCAGTTCAACCGCGCACATCGACTCGAAGCGCGGCAACGGGAACTTCTCAGAGACGAGGCTTTCGATCTCCTCCCGGCGGACACGCATCCGCGCTTCCAGCGATTGGTTGAGATCGTCTTCAACCGAGAACCCATCTGACCTGACCTGTTCGTCGTGCGTTGACACGACATCACCTCACTTATCGGATGTTATGTGCCCCAACCGTTGAAATAGCCCAGCACGACGAATACCGCGATAACAAGCCACGCGATCTCGCCGACTGTGACTGAGCGGTAATTCATTTACGCCGCCGTCTCGTTGCAGGACATGATGAACTGGTACATACCCACCGCGTTCGACGTGTGGTTAGCGCCGGGTTCGGAGAACTCCTTGACCCGCCCAACACGTGTGAACGTCGACTTCGGGATGGGCTTCTTCGTGATGAGGTCGAGCCACGTCACTTGGACCTCACAAGGATGGTTGATCAGGTTCTCGTTCTTACGGTGATGCGCTGACACGATATCGGTGAGCTGTGTTGTCACCGTCAGGTCGGAACGCGTACCCGGGCCGCCACACGTCACCTCAGCACCCATGCCCCCAGGCCGCGTCTTCGCGTCGGTCGTAGCCAGCACGCCGCCAGCAGCAGTCGCCCACTTGTCGAAGACCTTTTTGCCATCCACCTTGACGTAGATGTTTGCTTGCCACTCCTCAACGTACATGACTTGTCTCCTATGTTAGGCTCCCGCCGATCGGCACGGTCACAAGGTCGATTTGGACGGACTTCGCGTGCATCGAGAACACGACATCAGCAGTCGCAGTCAGGATCCCCTGAGCGACGTTCTGCAATTGTTCGACCACCACGACGCTGTAGGCGTCGTCTGACGTGTCACCGTACAAGCCGTCCGCCGTCCACAACGCGAGGCACTCAGCGTCAAGGTCCGCCTTGAGCGATTCGGCAGTATGCCCTTGCCCGTCGATCGGAGCGAACATGTACTCCTGCCCGCGAATCTGACAACGATCCTTGAGGTACATCCTCGCCCGCGAGCAGTTGAACTGCCAGAATGGGTTGACGGCGTAATCCGCCTCCGGGATGTCCGTCTGGAACCCATAATTCTGGAGAATGTCGTACACGTTGGCGAACGCGTTGACACCCGCCGCGAACAACGCCGCACGCTCCGCGTCCGTTGCGTCGTAAAACGAAGTCACGTACTGCAGCGGCCAATACGGGCCGGCAGCAGCACGATTCGGATTGCCCGCTATGTCAATGCGGTTGCACAGCGCGGCGATGACGACAGACGCAGGAACTTCGCGAGGACCCACGCCGAACACGCCGGCAGGACCCGGTACCGTCACCCAAGGCCCGAACGTTGCCCCGAGGTCGTCGTTGAGTGGCGCCAGTTTGCCTTTCGCTTCCATCGCTGCTGGCATGTCCGTTGCCCCGACATCACGCAACGCGACCCGGTTGCAATTTTGGCAAACTGACTGCATGTCCGAATAAAGCATCGCATCGTAGGTGAGCGCTGGGCCAACCACAGTCACCTGTCCAGGACCAAGACGAGGATCATTGAGCAGTTGCAAACCCTCATCATAGGTCGAACCCGTGTACCCACCGAAGTACACGTGGTTGCCACCCTCGCGGAAGAACACATCGAGCGCGTCCCACGTTGGCGCGTTTGCCGCGACTGAACGATCAGACACAGCACCCTCGAAGTCAGCAAGTTGCGACAATTCGAGAACGGTTGTTGGTGTAGGCGTCGCCGGACCCGCGAGGAACATTGTGCCCGAGCGTGTTTGCGGGCCCGCGGCGGGTGTTGCCACGCTGGTGTTGACCTGGACGCCGAAGCTCATGTTCAATCCTCCGTTATAGACGTAGTTCCTTCGACATCAGTCGATACCTGCACGACTTCAGCGAGATCAGAATATGGTGTCGCGTTGGGGATAAGAGGCCCGCCACCTGACCATGAAGCAGCAACGTCTCCGAACACAACCCACTGACTGATGCCGGCAGCGAGGTAACGCCCCTTGCCAGTCGCATCGGGCAACGGCGCCACGTTTGAACTCATCCAGCGACACCGCTTGGATTGAATCGCCTCGATGGCACCTTGCTGGATGAGCAACCGACGAACCGACCCCTCAAACAACGCCGCGTTTCTACGTGCCTCCGCTGGCCGTGTCCCCCTGCCTCGAAGGATGCAAGACACGGTCATCTTCCAGTTCGTGATGTAACTAAAGTCATTCGTGATCTCAGGAGGATTCGCCGTCGCTGCTGTCGTCACGATCACTGCCGGCAACGTGTGGTCGAGGAACTCAGCAGAATCGAGCGTGTTGGCGTACGCTTCAAGTTTCGGGCGCGGGAGGTACCCTGCGCCGAGTTCGCGTTCAATCTCGATCTGATCGAGGTACGTCGGAAGCCATTCCTGCAGCGTTGCGATAACTGCCTCGTCCACGTCAACCGTAGTGACGAGGGGCCCAAACTCAGCGATCGCAAACCCGGTCATAGCGCCGCCAAGGAGATGAGCGTGTCTTCGACGCCGCCTGAGACGATGTACCGCGCGACCGCTTCTGCTGCTGCACCGTGCGCGACCTCATCGGACATTTTGAGGATCGCTGACGGAGGACCGTGCAGACCTGTGCCTGTCGTGCCTTGGAAAATCCCGTACCATACCTTAGACCCGAATATCGCCTCCTCACCGTGCGCCTCGCGCAACGCGTCAGTCGCCTCTGGTTGCGTGAGCGATGCCTTGAGTGCTCCGGTGTCAACGTACTTGCCGCCGTACTCACCGAAGATCGCTCGCTCATCCGCCTCCATCACAGGAAACACTTTCTGCATACCTGGCGCGGGATCGAGCGCGTGCCGAGCGCGTCGTTCGTAGTTTGCGATCGCTTCTCGCGCGCCGACGACCTCGAACCACTCAGCCATGATGTGCTACCCCGCTCAGCCGGGCGCTAACGGGAATCCAAACAAGGGTGCCTAGGATTCGATGGACTCGAGATCCTTGGCGCTTAGCGCCCCTTAGACCGCGTCTCACGGGATCGCCCCCGGATTCCACCCAACACGTTGCCAAGGTTCGCGGCGTTCGGTGAATGGCGGTTCCATACGTTGCAGCATTCGCCATTGCTTCAAGTCGTACTCGATCTGACCTTGAAGCGCCGTGAGCGATGTGGTGTACAACGTCCGCCATACCGACATCGCGCCTTCAGTCGAAACCTGCTCCCGGAAGTACGATCCTTCGAGGAGGATAGCGGTGTAGAGGCAAACGAGGTGTTGGACGTCAGGATAGTACCTCGTTGGGAACGCCGCGCGGAGTGACCCACATACAGCAGGCACAGCTTGTTCAATGAGGTTCTCAACCTCCACATTCGTCGGGCGGGTACCCGAGTCGAACGTAAAGACCTCATCACCACTATCCTCGATCGTTCTCGTCCGCTCAAGCGACGCAACCTGGTCAACCGTTGGCACGACCTGCGCAGGATCAAGCGGGGGAAAATCAGGCACAACGCCTGCCGGTTGCACAATCGACACCGGCACAACAGTGAGCGGGAGCGGTTCCCGGAATGACGGAGGATCATCAGGCGTCATCCAGTACAAGAGATAATCTCCTGGGCCTGGTGGGTCGATGACGCCATCACATACGACCGTCCACACACCACCGGACAACGTCGCGTCCGACCACGGCGAAATGATCGCCCCGGTGATCGGCACCTCAACTCGTGCGCCCATGCGATCGTAACTCCCCGCTGGGTCGATGAGCTGCGACGTGATGTCTTGTCCGATCTGTACCTGCATCACTTTCCTTCAAGCGCCGCCAAGATGTCCGCTTTCTTCGCATCAGGCGTGACCATGATGCCCCGATCTGACGCTGCCTCCTTGAGTTCAGGCAACGTCATCGTCCCGTAGTCAGGAGGCGCCGCGGGCATGTTCACATCGGGCCTGATCGCGGGAGGGTGCGTGCCCCCGCCAAGAACGAAGTTGCCTTGATTGGCGACCTCCTCGACATCTGCCGCATCGACGTTGTAGTGAGGAGGAACGAGCGCGCCTGCCTTCACCTGGCGCCTGACCTCAACGCCGTAGATTGGTTCCATTGCAAACGTATCCCGAATTGCTCTGAGTGGCATTCTCGTTCCTCCTTCACTCGACCTTGTTTGTTACCCCTGCGCTGCGATGGCGAACGCTGACGGACGCCACACGGCGAAGGCAACACGTGTCTCAGCAAGAACCGTAATCCGGTTCCTCACGAAGTCATCCTGGTCACTGTCGGACGTCTTCACGTTGACGCCCTCGCGAACCAGCAACGTGCAACCCATCGAGTCGCCGACGAGCGGGTTTGCCTGCGGGATAATCACCGACGTTACGATCGGGAGGCCCCAAATCGTCTGCGCAACCACACCGCCAGGCAACTGACCCGGCGCGCCGTAGATGTAGTTCCCTTGAGTGTTCTTCAACAACATGAGATCCTGCCACGTGAGCGGGTTCATCGCCACGAAGTTGGGCTCATTGAAGGACAAAATGACGGCGGTCATGGCGCGAAGCAGCGCGTCAGCCGGTGTGTCGCCACCCACGAGTGCAGGTTTTGCCACTCCCGTCGTGTTGTAGATGCCTGTCAGGTTCATGCCCGTGCCGTCGCCGGCAAGGATCTGAGCCATGACTGCGCGCCGCACGTCATACGGGAGCAGCGTGTTGATCAGCGTAGACAGACCTGCAACGTCATCGAGCGATTGCCGTGAGGACTTGATCCAACCTGCGATGGTCCGGACAGGCGCCGTCGCGTCAACGGCGGTGATGCCTTCCTGCGGCTTCAGGACTGCCTCATCCACAGGCGCTGCAGAACCTGGGATTGCCGTAATTTGGACGTACTCGACCACGTTTGAATCTGTGGTTCCCGTTGGAATCAGGTCGAGTAGGTTTAGCGGCATGAGTTTTGGGGGCACGATCCCCCGGTAGTCAGGCGGGACGATCCACGCCGTGCTGGTTGTCGTCACGCCACCAGCAGGCGCCGCCGGCAAACCTGCTGCGAGGAAGCGCGCTGCGTCGTCGCGGGTCGCGATCTCCCCAAGGTTGATCGTGCCGAACTGATTGTGGGAATGCCACACGCCGATGGAACGTGAGCGTGCGTACTCCTCCGAACGAGCGAGCAACGTTTGCCCACTCCACGCAGACGGGGGCGTCACCCGTTCGCCTTGAGGACCGTGTCCGTTCTCATTCGGGAGCACCTCGCCCAAAAGGCCAAGGATTCCCGACTCGGCGTTGCGGAGTTCGTTGATCTCGTCGTCAATCGTCCCGAGTTCCCGCACTGCCTGCTCGGCATTGATGAACTCCGGGACTTCTGTGAGCTTGCGCCCCGTGGTTTCGGTACCTGCGAACGCGTCCCGTGCCGCGTCCCTTTCCTTCTTTGCCTGCGCCCGTCGATCCCGTGCACTGCTCAGTTGATCGCGGACTTCCTTGAGGCGGTCACGGATCTGAGCGTCTGCTGTTGATGGCATCGCTGGCGTTCCTCCTTCATGTGCTAGTGGTTCATACCGAGTGCCGCCAGCGTGTCCAGCACACGGTTCCGCTCATCGGGAGAATATGTCGCTTCTTCTTGCGACTCTTCGCCGTCATCCTGCGTGTCCTCCAACTCCTCGGCCTCGTCGTCGTCTTCCGACAACGAGCGCCACGAGGAACGAGGAGACGACGCTGATAATCCCTCGCCCTTCACAGCGCGAGCCACTGCACTTGGCAACGTCTCGACACGATCAGCCAGACCCGCGTCGACTGCACGCTTCGCCGTCAACGTGCGGCCTTCACCAAACCCATTCCGAACATCCGAAGTTGAAACACCTCGGCCTCGCGCAACATCCCGAGTAAACATCGAGTAGTAGTCGTTCACCGCCTCCTGTAGACCTTCGACTGCATCGGACGACAACGCTTCGTAAGGGTTCCCCTCCGTCTTACGCTTGCCAGCAGACACGATCGTTGGTTTCACTCCTGCCTTTGCGTGAGCTTCAGACAGGTCTTTGTGGACGGAATATACGCCGATCGACCCTGCCTCACCCGAAGGCGTGACCGACAGTTCGGTTCCTTGTGATGCAAGCCAGTACGCGGCAGACGCAGCGAGCGTGTTCGCAACAGCAATGACTGGTTTCTTCGCCGCTGCTTGCCTGATCTCCTGCGCCGCCTCCGGGATGTGGTCGACAAGGCCCCCCGGCGAGTCGATGTCGAGGACAATGTGAGAAACCTCGGGACTCACCGTCGCCTTTTGCAGATCAGAACGGAAGGAATTGAGAGACGATCCCATGCCGAACAGCATGGCAAGCAACGATGCCGATGGCGTCAGGACACCCTTGAGCGGAATCGTTGCAACACTACCTCCGTCCCTCGCCGGCGTGACTGAAAGTTCTCGTGCCTCCAGTTCCCGTGCCTCCATCGAGTACGCACGCAGCGTCTCAAGTTCGTCCTCCGAAAGAGGACGCTCCTGAAAGACAGCGAGACATTCGAGGAGTTCAGGACGAATTGCCCAAATATGCCCCGCTGTTTCCATGAAAACTCCTAATTGTTGATGTACGGGCGGTTGTGCCGCACGCTAAGCGGTTTCGAGGACCTGGTCCATCGGATTGCATGGACCCCGGGGCAATGAAGCTTAGACGGGCGCATATTCGTCCTCCTCAACGCTGCTCGGGACCCACAACTTCTTCGACGTGGGAGGTACCTGCTCAGGAGGCGCCGGTTGACCCGGGATACCACCTGGCCCGCCAAGGCCTGGCGTCGCCATCGGAATCGGAGGCGTGCCCACAGGAGCAAGGTTGTTGAACGGGAGGTAGAAGTCATCCATGCCGTCTAGCGACGATCGCTGGTAGTTCAACACGTCGCGCCCCTCGTTCGGCGTCATCAGCGCTGTAGCGATCGCGTCCCTGACTGATTGGATTTCCTGGAGACGATCGCCACGCAGCACGCCGGCAAAGTCGAACTCGCAGAATATATCGTCCTCTCGCAGAAGCGCCCGGATGATCTGAGCATTGATCACCTGCTCGATCATTATGAGCGGGGGACCGAGGCAATCCGTGTATGTCATCTCCCGCTGCGTCTCGATATTCGAGTACGTTGCTCGATCCATAATTCCAAGCATCGGAGGCGGGATCATGTAGACGCCGGCAACCTCCTCGCGAGTGATCTTGCGCTGGTCGATGAGTTCCGCCTCAACCGCTGAGTGCCCGATCATTTTCCAGTCGAGGCCTGGAGGCAACAGCGCAGGACGCCCCGCGTTCTCGGGCAGCGTGTATATCTCCTGAATGTCCTGCCGCAACTGCGCCATGATTTCTTGTCGCTCCGACCGGTCAAGTCCCAAGAAATCATCTGACGCAGTCACGGCAGATGGTGGGCGAGCAGCATTGAGAAAGATCGCTTCCTGGTAACGTTGTGCAGCGTCCTCGATCCGCAGCGTCGTCCCGAGCATTTGCAACGGCGAACACCCGATGGGTCCCTGCGGCGACCACCACGCACAATGGAGGCAGTCGTCGGGAGACACCTCACGGCGGTAATTCGTGTCGTCGATGTTGAAGGTCCATCCGTCGATTGTGTCCCGGAACGGCATCATCGGCACGGTGAAGCGCCAATCCTGCGGGTAGAACTGAATCGAGTCGTTACTCCCGTTGAGGATCTCGGTCACGCTGTTGCCATGCACGAGTACAGGCCCAAGCAGCGCTTGGATCAGTTGGGCCTGATACCCGCGCTCCCAAGGCGATTCGAGAGCAGTTGCCAGGGGATGTTCTCCCGTACGCAAGCGAATCCGCGAGTTCTCATCATCGCCTTCTCCTACTCGCCTGTACATCTTGAGCGGCACCCTCACCGCCCAAGTGAGCATGCGCATCACCGCCGCCGCAACCCAAGGTTGAGACATGAACAGACGAGAGAAGGAGATGATTCGTCCACCGATCAACCACAACGCGGTCGGATACGCGGGGTAGAAAGAGGACGTGTAGTTCAAGTTGCCACGACCAGGCGCGATCTCGACAACTCCACCGTAGGTGAGGTCAGGCGTGGGCCACGCAACTTGCGGGCCACCGTACTGCGCCTCATACTGGGCAGATGCGTGCTCTGTCGTAGGCTTCACGCGCGTTGCGCGTTGCTGCTCAAGGCGGGTGATGCGCTGATCTCGTTGGGCAGGCGTTTCCATCGCGATCGCCTCGTTATATCACCTGCAAGGACCTACAAACGCTCGATCCGAAAGTCCGACCTCTGCCCACGTTGCACGCCCTTTTTCTCTGGCATTGGCGACGTTACCACATTGAGCGCCATAGCGAGCGCGTCGAAACCGTCAATGAGGGTGTGATCGTCAGGCGCCTCACCACGCCAACGCTTGCCACCCGCTGTTGGTTGCATGATCGCTGACAGGACCTGGTTTGAAAACTTGTCGCTGCCGTCATGCTCAAGTTTTTGTCCTTCGACGTACTCACCAAGCTTCATCGAAGCGATGTCGAACGGAACGCCCTGACCGTGGTCAACGATCGTGATGCCGTGGCGCTCTTCAAGTTCCTCCGCAACGTCGCCTCCGCCTTGGGCACGGTCGAACGCAACGACCATGTCCGGCCAGCGATCGTGCATGACCTCAAGGATGTCACCAACATCGCTCGTCCTGCGCAAGCCGCTTTCCGGCAGCGAGTCGATGATCACAGCGCCTGCAACGCGTACTTTGCCGATCGGAGGACGCCAAACGGGCACGATCGCAGTCGACGCCCACTTGTAACCTCGGTCGAGACCCACGACGACTTGGATGCCCGGGCCTGACGGGATCTCAATGCCGTCCACGTGCATCGACCACCATTGTCCGCGATCGAGCGCCCCGAAGCCTGCGGTCACCCATTGATCGGCGTTCTGCCGAATGAATTGCCAGCGCCCGAGGCGACCAAGCGCTTTCCATACCCGCTTGAGTGCCTTCGGGGTGATCCACGTCGCTGGGTTCGCCTTCTTGACCTCATCAAGGTAGCGATCAAGCGCAGGGCCGTCCTTCGACGCTAGTGGAGGTGGCGTGATGTTCTCAGGCACTGCCCAGATGTGAGCGACCGTCTCCTGTTCTGCGTCGATCGCCCGAGTGTAATACCACCCGGGTCGAAGATCTCGCTGCACCACCGCGCCTGACTCTTCATCGAGGACCATCGCTTCGAGACGCCCCAGGTAAGAATCGCGATTGGTTCCAGCGGTTGTTCCAATGATGACCTTGACTGTTTGCCCACGCGCCGCCGCCTTGACTGTCTTCGATATGAGCGTACCGACAGCAGCGCCGTTGTCACTGTGTCGATGTAGTTCCTCCACCATGATCAGCGTCGGGTCCTTACCTTCGACGGATGATCCGCCCTTCTGTTCTGTACGGTTGCCTGCCGATCGAGCGAAGATCCCAACCTCGGGATTGTCGATCCACAATGGAGTCAAGCGCCCGCCGCTATATTCCTGCGGTTCCCACAGTGCGCCAAGGAGTCCGCGCCTGTTGCGGGATTCGAGTATGAACGCTGCGCCAGCGTTTGTCGTATTTCGGGCATGTTCAAGTTCACCCCCGATGACGAACACCCTCGGGCGCTTGACGACGTACATGGAATGGTGCAGCGCGATCGCTGCGAACAGCGACGACTTGCCGTTGCCTGTTGGCCATTCCCATAGGTGTTGGAAGAATTCAGCAACGCTACCTCCGCGGAAGAAATCAGCGAGCGGGTCGAGTTGGAATTCCTGAAGTTTGAAACGCCCGTCCACGGAATCCGGATCCGGCAACGTCCAACAGAATCGCTCGAAGTGTTCGAGCGTTTCGTTCTCGGCGTGCGGTTCAGGGATCCGGATCCCGCGAGGCAGGCGTTGGGAACGGGCGCTCACGCCGGCGCAGGCTCCTCCGGCGGTTGCTCCGCCCGTGCTGCCTCGATCAACGCCTCAACCTCTTCGATCTTCATTGAGATCTCGCGAACCCTCGGGTTCTCCTGAAGCGTCTCGACCGCGTGAGCAGCGAGTGCCTGGACCTCAGCGATCAGGGCGTCGATCGTCGGCGTTTCCGGTGCTTCTGATGCCTCCACGTCTGCCCTCCTATTTCGCTTGATGCGGGATTCCCTACTTTTCTGACTTCGCCGCTGACGCCTTCGCCTTCTCCTCCTTTTCACCGCTCACCTGTTGTGCTGCGACATCGACACCCTCGACGCCCTCATCCCCGATGCGAGGAACGTCCGTCTCCTCGACAAGGTCATAGTACGATGATCCCGTGCCTTCCACGTCAGGATCCTCCGCGTCGTCCTTCACTTTGTCTGCCATTGCGCCTCCTTTACGTTGCCGTGAAAGCAGTAGGTAGTGTCGCTTGCCCGGAAAGCGTTGCCACGCTCACCGCTTTGACCGTACTCGCCTTTTTGGTCGGCGGCGCGGTGCAGACAATCGACGTTGCGGTATTGCTCGTAAGCACTGCAGGCGCACCTCCGAAAGTCACCATAGGTGGCTGTGCAGGTGCCACAGGAAAGTTGGTCCCGGTGAGCGTGCATGTCGTCCCGCCGGGTCCAGTTGTCGGCGCTACAGTCGCGAGTGTTGGCGCAGCGCCTCCTCCTACGCGCGGACTTACCGGCGTGTAAGGATTGAGTTCTGAGAAACTTCTGCCTGTGCCTGCCGCGTCCTGAGGTTCCGCGACACCGTTGCCTGACATTAGAGTGGCCTCCCATCGGGTCCAAGTTGATCGTCGTAAACCTGCGAGTCCTCATCGGGCCAATCGCCGCCTTTGCCCTGGGGCGCTGACGGATCGGGTTCCAAACCCAGCGCAATCGCCGCTCGGCGCGCCGCTGTTGCTTCAACCTGCGACTGGTACCAACCCGGGTGAGGTTTGACGCTTCCGGCGTTCGTCGTCTGGTAAGGGTCGTACTCAGCATAGGCGCGGTGGAGTTCAGCAAGACGCTTGTGCTGGACGTAGTCCTCGATCATGTCCATGTCCACTGAGGCGAACGTGCCACGTTGCGCGGCGACAGCACGGACAGTGCGCTCCCACACCTTGCGCCAACGCTGAACGTACTGCTCGGGCGGGTCGATGACTGCCGTCTCCTCCCACAGTTCGATGAGGCGCTTTGGCGCCCGAGAGCGGTAAGAAAGCGGTTCGGTGAGAAATCGGGCGTGCTCGGGACACGCATGAGGTTTGCCGCCTCGCGACTCAGGACGCGTCCACGAATGTCCGGCGATGCACTGCAGCGTTTCGGTGGCGATGCCTGCAGTGAAGTCAGGGGTGCTCGTCGTGCGCATCCGCTTCTCGACGCGAGTGTTCGACCGCAGGCCTTAGGTTGGGCATCGCGAGGCATCATATCGCCTGACGCGCCCGCCTTCGTTGGGGGCCTTCGGGCGTGAGAGGTGACCTTCGCGCCTTCGACGCGAGGCGTCGAGGGGTCAAAGTAGACAATTTCTGTCCTGAAACCCCTGGTAATCCCCGGTTTCCCGGAATTTTTCTACGCAGGACT